CTAGGTTCGGGCACCACTGCCACATCGGTCCGCTCGGGTCAGCCGCGAACTTCTCCGGATCGGGACACTCGTAGACCACGGTCACCAGCCCCTCGATGGGCTCCCCGCCCCATATCCCAGGCGAGGGATCAATGACCCCGACCGTCTTGCGCTCGGCCAGCGCCTCGATGCGCTTGATGTTGGGGTGCAGGTTCTCAGGCGTCATGCGGTACTCAGGCACGGCGCATCTCCTCGATGATGCGGCGCAGAGAGGCGCTCCCTTCACGTGTTCGTATCTGCTGCTCGATCTCGTCCAGCACAGCGTTCTGCCAGAAGGCGATGGTGTGCCAGTCACCGCATACGCAGCGGGCCATGAACGCGTTGTCATCCGGCTCTGGTCCGGTTGGCGTGTTGCGGGCGGGAAAGTGCTTATCGCTCATGCCGCATCTCCTCGATCAACTCGTTCACGATGTCGGCCAGTGAGGTGTCAGGGCCACGAGCATGGGCTCGCATCCCGAACTTCATGGCGAACTCGTCCAGCACAGCGTTCCGCAGCCGGTCGTACTCCCCATCCGTCAGCCCTAGCCCCGTCGTGTACTCCTTCCGCAAAGCATCGCTCTGTTGCGCTGGCCTGTTGCCGCGTCGGTGTTGGCCGTCGTGGCCGAACGGCTCACCGCACCACTCGTAGGTCAGGCAGTAGTCCTTCCGCAAACGGTCATCTTGTTGCGTCATCCGCCTGCCTCCACGGCCATGCGCTGCTCCAGTTCATCGAGCACGACTCGCATGTCGTTCACACGTCTGCGGAACAGTTCGTGTTGACGGGCCTCGACAGCCTGCTTGATGTCCTCGCCTGCGAAGAGGACCTCGCCCAGCAGCGAATCCCACTCCAGCCCCACAGCCTCATCGGGCCGCATCATGTAGTCCTCGGTGATCTCAGGCACCCTTTCCTCCTTGTACCAACGCACTCGGGTTGTCGAGCATGATGGTTAGCCGTTCGATCACTCCGAGCAGGACTTCCCGCGCATCTATATCTCCCTCATCCACTGTTCGCAGGTCGATCATCACGTCCCTCCGCAGCCGTTGGAGGTCATAACGCCGTACGGCCCACTCAGGCATCCCAGTCCACTCCCGTGATTGCGCTGCTCTCGTGCAATGCGACAGGCCACCGCGCCAACTCACTGCGACGCTCGTTCGGCACCACCTGCGGTACGTCCAGGCGGAACCACATCACCTGCCTCGTGGTGATTGCCCGGGCCAGCACCTCGACCAGCCCGAACAACCCGCTATACGGCACCTTGAGCCACATCTCCGCCACACGCTTGCGCCCCAACAGGGAGCGGTAGCGCAGGACGAAGATGCGGGGTGGTGCGTCACCCTGTGCCATCGTCTACCTCATTGACCTCGACAATCTGCGAGAACGGATAGGCGATGTGCTGCGTCCGCTCCCGCCACATGTCGATGCTCTCGCCTGGTGACTGACGCATAGCCATCGTCAGCCACTCCTCGACCGCCTTCCACTCCTGTCGCTCTAGCCGCAGCAGACGGAGTTCTTCGGGGAGGAAGGGCATCAGTTCAGGTCCATCTCGTCATCGAGGATGCGCTCGATGCGGCTCATGCCTGACCCATCCTCTCGGCTCCACGATGAGCCCATATCTGCGGCCTGAAAGCCGCCCCGCTGCTGTGTGCCCTCTGCATGCAACACCACCTCGGATGCACCCGTGTCGGCATGCACCTCTTCGACCGTCATCTTGGCTCCGATGTGCATGGCCCGGATGCCCTCACGCAGCACCCCGAACATATCGGTCGTGTCCCAGGTGTCCGCACCCTCGGGATGCGTGACCTTGAGGATCACGCTGAACCACTGCTCGTTACTCACTGAACTCCTCCGCGTATTCAGCCAACTGGTTGTAGGCAGAGTCGAGCGTGGCGATCTCCGCCTTGGACCATCCGCTACCCTCGTCTGCCAGGTACGCATCCGGCACGTACTCGTACAGGAAGCGACGCACCGCATTGATCTCCGCCTTGGTGAGGTCAACGACCTGGCGCTCGATGACCTCGACCCACGGCGGGCCAAGCGGGGTGTCGGACATCCGCACCCCGCTATTGGCCGTGTTGACGTACTTCTTCACCCGAACACCTCCTTGAGGTGATCGACGTACCCGTAGAAGCCGTCGATCTTCTTGCCGCACATGCAGGTGCGGAGGGCGAAGTCAGCGACATCAACCTCACCCTTTCGCGGCATGGCCGAGAATGTCAGCGACTCCTCGACCAGCCGGAACACCAAGCCGTTGATGGTCTGCTCGTCCTCATCGCTCAGTGAGGGGATGTGCTGATCGAGCAGGCGGATGACCTCCCCGTGCAGCATCATCCCGGGCGCTCGATACGTGTCACTCATCCTCATCCTCCTTGGCCGGGACGGTGACCACCTCCCAGCCCTTCCACACCAGGTTCGGGTTGGCGAGCAGCGCGTCCAACTTGTCATCCAAGCGGATGGACTTGTCCGACCCGCGCTCGACCACGAGGAACATGCTGTCCACCGCATCCTTGGGAAACTCGTGTCGCTCTATGTGGGTCTTGACGAATATCTCCGACGGCAGCGTGGTCAACGCCCCTTGGTAGCACTGCAAGCAGTACAGCCGCCGCCTGCGCTCCTCCATGTACAGGAGGCCCTCCCGGAACACGCGATCACTGCTCGACATGTCGAATCTCCACCGGCTGCACTACCTCTGAGGCAGCCACTGTCTCGGGGTCCTCGGGCAACCCGATCATCCCCTGCTCTCGGAATGAGAACACCTGATCGGGCGGGCCGATGATGAGGTGGTCCTCCATCCGTAGGCCATTGCTGTTGGCGGCGGTCATCACCTTCTTGGTCAGGTCGATGTCCTCCCGCGAGGGAAGGACGACACCCGACGGATGGTTGTGAACGAGCCAGAACCGATCCGCGCCTACCTGGTGGATGGCCTTCATCGTGACCGGGATCGAGACATCGACCGAGTGGTAGCCACCTCGCGCCACCTCGGCAATGCTGATTCGCTTGGCACGCCGCAGTTGCTTGGCTGCGTCGAAGGCGAGCACCCAGACGGACTCTTGCACTCGGTCGTACAGCCCCCACTGCACGAGGAGGTCGAACACGTCTGTGACGGCTGGCAACATCTGCCGCTTGACGACTCGCATCTCGAACCGGACATACTGAACCTCCACCTCCTCATTGTCTGACATTCCCGTAGTCGGGTCAAGCACTTCTACCACGAATCTCGCCTAGCAGACGCAGAGCCTCGGTCGTCTCGTTGCGAGCCGTTGGAGGCGCGTTGGGGCTCATGTGGAACAGGGCATCGCGCAGCGCCTTCTCCAGGCGCAACGCCTCATGCTCGGTCATTAGGTGTGCGATCAACTGATCGTCTGCCTCGGTCATCAGAACGCCTCCTCATCTGGCTCGATGTAGTTCCATTCGCTCTCGGTGGCCTCCACGGTGGTGGCCGTCATCGTGGCGGAGTTCGTCCACTGCGCGTATGTGGCCTCCCTCCCTCTCCGCTGCTGGTCCTCCCACTCACTGCGTCGTCCCACGAGCGATCTCCAGTACGCGCCCATCCGATCCGCTCGGAGTCGGAGTTCCTCAAGCACAGGCTGAGTTGAACCCCGCATCGCCTGCGCTTCTCGCCAGTAGGCGTACGCCGCGTCGAATGCGCGCCGTGCCTCATCAACGGCGGTCAGTGACGGCACATCGTGAGGGTTGATCTCCTCGACTATCTGCGGCTGCTCAGGCCGCATCTCCACGCGATCCAACGCAGCCTCCACGGCTCGTCGTTCCCGCGACTGGCGGGCTCGATCAGCGGGTGACTGGATACGTCCCTCACGTACCAGGAGCCGGTAGCAGCCCCGGCACAAGGCTCGGTTGTACTCTCGCTCGGCGTAGCGCAGATACGGCCCGAAGCCCGCCACGCGGGCGAACTCGCGACGGCTGGTGCGCCGCGTACAGTGATCGCACGTGCCAGGCGGTGCCACGCCTGTGCTGCGCCTGCGATTTGCCGACTCCCTGCGAGGCATTAGTGCATTCCCGCCCGATTACCTTCGAGCAACGCACCCATGCCCTCCTCTTCCCAGAACTCCACACAGGGCCGACACACCCACGCATCCGCCCCGCTGTTGTACTGCGCGTCCTCATTGGCGGGCTCGTTGCAGATTTCACAGATGGACTGATCGAGCCTTACGGCGCTTTCCTCGTCCTCGTCCTCCCTTGAACTCACCGCCTTTGACGTAGTCACTGGTGAAGTGCTTGCGGTGGCGGCGTCGGCGGGGATTCCCATCCTTCGCAGAATGTTGGTGGTCGAGTCCTCGCTCGGGGAAGATGGTGAGGTTGCTGGTGCTTTTCCCTTTGTGGTCGTGCCACCCCCCTCGCGGCTGACCGATGCCACTTGGTACGGGTGCTTCACGTTCACGTCGTAGTTATCGTCGTAGTAGCCATCGGCATAGATCGACGTGGACCCACGCCAGTTCCCACCACCGTGGCTGTAGCCGCCGTACACCTGGGTGGTGTACTGCTTGAACTTCACCGGCCAGGAATCCCATTCGAGGATGTCCTTGCTCTTGAACAGGTAGAGCGTGTCCTCCTTGAGGTTGATGGTCAGCCAGTTGTCTCCGAACACGCTCCACAGCACGCTGCTGAGGTGGTCGTACTGGCTGGACCAGAACATCGTGCCCAAGGTGGGCACCCACGCTGCATTGAGCGGGTTGCTGTGGCTCACCATCCACAGGCCCTTGGCATGCCGCGTGTCATGCCAGACCAAGGCAGCGCTGCCGCTGATCTTGGAGATGGCGTCGATGTAGTTCTCAGGACCCGCGTGATCGAACAGACGGAACGCCGCCTGACTATCGACCCGGGCGCTCGTCCAGTCCTTGTACTCGATGTCCTGGGCCTTGCGGATGTCGGCCTCGATGCCACCGTGGTTCGAGATCACACCGTTGTGCGTCCCGATCACGTTCCCTTCGAGGAAGGGATGCGCGTTCTTGTCCACGTTGCCACCCATCGTCCCGTAGCGGGTGTGACCGATGCTCAACTGAGCAGAGTCACGCATCGCCTTACGAGCCAGCGGGTCATCCACGAAGCGCATCGACGGGACGGCACGCTTGTAGATGGATCGCTCGTCACCCTGAATGGTGGCGATCCCAGTGGCATCCGTGCCACGCGCGGCATTCGCCACCAGCAGCCCTTCCAACACGCGGGCGCGCATCAGTCGGTGCCGCTGGCTCAGGTCCTTGTACTTGTCTTGGGTAAACGAACCACACAGTCCGCACATTTAGAACTCCACCTCGTCTTCCGCTACGGCAGCGCTGATCGGTCGTGACGAGACCGGGCGAGCGATGCCATTCAGTCGATTGAACTCAGGCTCCGTCAGGAACTGACGGCCATTCCCCGTCCCGATGTACATGCCCAACTCATCGAGTTCGCCATGCTCATCCGGGGTGGTCAACGCCGCTGCCCGACGGCAGTACGCGCAGCGCCGAGCGAGGGTTGAGACCGACAGGCACCAGCGGCAACGCCGATGCGTGCCACGGAACGAGCGGTGCGGCAACAGCAGGGTCGGACGACCACGCTCCGCCACTCCCTCACTCCAGCGCAGCCGATAGGCGAGATCGCCCCGCGCCGAGATGATCCGATCCGTCACGTACTTGTACATGTCATCGGACATGCCGAACACGCGCTTCATCAACTTCATCTTGGCCGGACTCACGTCCTGCGCCACCAACTTCTTGAGCGTCTGCCAGGTGATGCCCTTCTCCACCTTGGCCACGATCAACTGGAGCAGTTCGATGAACTTGAGGATGGTGTCCGCGTCGATGCTGCCCTCATGCAGCCGCACCTCCAACGAGCCTCGGTAGTACACCGAGTGGAAGTTGAAGGCGTTGTAACGCGGTCCGCCCTTGTATTGCTTCTGTCGGTCGATCTCCATCTTGGACATCAACGACTTGGATGACTTGTAGTACGTGAACTCGAAGTCCGGAGCCTTCTTGCCATAGGTGTCGTAGAACGACCACCCATTCCGGATGGGCGCGCAATAGTTGTTGTGCGCCCGGTCACGCCGCTGCATGGCGAACAGCACGTCTTCCACAGCGAAGAACGTGGCGAACAGCCGTGACAGGAAGCGCGGGTCCTCCTGCTTGTCACGCAGGTCGATGTGCACATGCAGCCCGCACGATGCGGTCGCGTGATAGCCACCTGCCAGCAAGGCACTCGTGGCAGTACGCACGTTATCGACCAGCGCATCCATGCGACTGGGCGGCAACGTGACCTCGATCCCGTTGCTCAGGCTGCCATCAGTGGTGATCCCGAACCGCTGCGGCAAGCGCAGCCGCCCCGTACCACCTGACCGAATCTCCTCTTCCAACTCGATGGAGGCATAGCGCTTGCCCTCGGCCAACCCAGGCACGGGGGTGTCGCCATTGAACAACAGTTCTGCCTCACGATAGGGACCGCTGTAGTAACCGCGACCTGGCACGTCTTCGATGACTCCCTCTGCTCGCATCTCCTGCTGATCGCTGCATGCCTGACCACCCTGCTCGTGCTGGCAATCCGGGCACATCAGTACCTGGCAGCCATCGCACAGTTCAGGCTGACGGCAGACCGGCTGTCGCTCGTTACACACACCGCACCGGAACGCAGGCGTGGTGCGCCGCACATGGTTGTGCTGCTGACAGAAGTCGAGATCGCAGTAGCCGCAGTGGCTGTAGGTCCGGCGTCCATCGCTGCCGATGGCGGGGACCATGCCATCCCGGTTCCGCCTCAGACAGGTGGCTCCATACGAACAGCGCACCATTTCGGGTGGCTCACTGCTGACGTTACCCTCGATCACCTCATCCGCTACGAATGGCGGGTCAACCGCCAGCGGCGTGATGCGACCGGGACGCTCATACATGAGCGTGACCTCTCCCGTATCCGGGTCAACCTCAGTCAGCACGCCTCGTGCATCGGGTCTCAGTTCTGGCACAGATGTCTCCTCCTCTACGATCCACCGATCTGTTCCGTACTCGTTATCACACGTCGGACATGCGTCGGAACAGGCAAACGCCGTCCCTTCCGCGTCGTAAAACTCAGGCCGAAGTTGTGGCATCAGCCGTCACCCATGGGTCAGCCAGGCGGTGCTTCAAGTCCACGAGGTGCACCAACTGCTGTGCACTCCGTGAGTACGTCTTGAACACGCTGTCTCGCTCGCCAGCCGCTGCTTGTCGAGCGGCGACGATGTACTCGGTCAACGTCCACGGCACTCCGATCTCCCCCGCATACACCACGTCATCGGGCTGCGCGGTGCCATCGTTCAACAGGCTGTCCAGGTGATCGACGGCCTTGTACCAGTTCGAGAAGATGCTCTGGTCCTTCTCGCCTCGCCAGCCCCACGTCACCTGCCACAACTGATCGACCTCACTGGTGACCGGCTCACCCTCCCGGAACACGGGAATGGTCATGGGCCGGATCGTCAGGCTCATCCGCTCTCTTTCAGGTTCCACTCGCGCCATTCCTCCCAATCCTCAGCGTCCAAGTTCCAGCAGTTCCTCCACAGATTCGTAGACCGTTAGCGCCCTGGGCCTACGGACATCAGCCCGGAATCGAGCGGCGTACACGTCGAACCCCCGATCCACCAGCAATCGGGCACGAGCCAGCACCTGATCCAGCGCCAACTTGGCACTGGCCACGTGCTCATCGGCGTACGACTCGCCGTATTGGGCAGCCGTCAACTCGTAGCGCGCCTTGCGTTCGTTTAGGTTCTCGCGCTGCAAGGCACCGACGACCTCGAAGTCGGTCTCACGCTCCCAGTTCTGTCGAGCCAGCCCGTCACCAAAGGCGGTCACCAACTCCTGACTCTCGGCGTAGACGTAGTTGCCGCTACGGGGATCGCTAAACTGAAAGATTGTTCTCATACGGAGTACCCCTCCTGTTGGGCCTGATACAACACGTGCCCAGCACGATGGCCAGGCACATCTAGAATCGCCGCCAACTGACGCACTTCCTCAAGGTGCTCAGCGATGAACTCCTCTACGAGCACCTCAGCCTCAACGGCCTTGGTGTGCTCGCACTCTCTGAACAGCAGAAACTCAGCGCACATACAGGCGATGGTCATCGGGCAGCCTCCTCATCGAGAATGGCGAACACGCCGGGATGGGTCTGCGGGCTGCTATCCGCTAGGTAGTAGAAGTCAGTCAGCCGCTCCCGTATCCGCTCCACCGTGGCGCGGCGAGCAGCCGTGGCGATTGCTTCATGGTGGTCCGCTGCGAACAGTTTGCTTTCTGCTTCTGCTCGGCCTGCGGCACGCTCGGCAGCGAGGGCTGCGTCTAGGTCGTCTAGGTCGGACGGTGCGAGGTTATTGCGTAGTCGCCCCGCTGCCTCGTTGCTCACAGTGTCACCTCACGAATGCGTCCCAAGTCCTCATGGGCCACGATCTGGTGAATGATCGTGGTCGGCTCGTCATCCACGATCCACCTCCGTATCGGGTCGCCACTCGCAAGGTCCGCAGAGAACGGCCACAGTTCGTAGCCGACCGGCTGCCCTTTCTTGTCGTTGCGCACCAGCAACAGGGTGATCTCCCGCACCTCAGCCCCGTACTGGTACGCGAACTTCCATACGTGCATCAGTCCTCCTGGCATTCAGCGCACATGTATCCCGTGCGTAACTCGTCATAGACCTCAATCTCCGCAGGGATGCGATTCACAAACCTGCCCGATCCGAAGTGCGTGGGCCGCTCGCATATCACGCACCACGTGCCCATATCGCGCCTACGAGGCGCGCGTGCCAACTCCTCGCGAGGCTCACTCACGACAGCCCTCGCAAGTCCGTGTGGCCTACCTCGACAGCGGTCACGGGCGAGGTCGTGATGGTGCGCACATCACGACCATCCAACGGTGGACCGTAGAACCACGCTGGATGTCCTACGCGCAACATGCCATGCGACCACAGCACACCACCCTGGGTTCGCAACGGGTGGATTGGATCGAGCACACCGTTGTGCTCGATGCGCCGCCAGGTGCGGTTGGTGTGGTCGATCTCGTACACGCTGTTGTCGGTGCGGATGACGATCATCAGAACACCTCGCTCTCATCGACGCCCAACTCGTAGGCGGCCTGCCTACGAGCGATCTCCAGCGCATTGACCTGTGCCAAATGGGCGCACACCTGGCACAACTCGATCCAGCCTTGCGGCTTGACCCACGTCCACTCGGGATCGACAGGGTCGATGTACTCCTCGCAGAACGTCGCATCGCTGGCGTTGGACTCGTAAACGAGGTGCTCTTTCGCATCCTCTGCCCGCTTCCCATCAACCGTGATCGGGAACTCGGGCACGAAGAACACGCGCTTCATGGCAGCACCACCATCTCCGACTGATCCTTGATCTCGCGCATCCACTCTGCGATGGGCGTTTCACTGGCGACGATGATGGCCTCGTCCTCGTCCTCCGCTTCGACCTCGATCCACTCTTGCACCATGCGAGTGATCTGATACCTCATGCGAACGCCTCGCCTTCCTCGATCACGTCCGCAGCGATGAACTTCTCGACCGGGTACAAGAACTGACCGCCTACCTTGAGGTACTGCCAGTCCACGAAGAGGCCGCGCATCCCTTCGCTGATGCCATCCGCCGCCGCCCCCTCATTCACTGCGTCTACGGCGACCTGAATGGTGGCGATGTAGACCTTCCTCATGCGAAGTACCTCCCGTGCGTCTTCTGCATCTGATCCAACGAGGCCGCGCGGAACAGCGTGTCCTCGACATCGGGATCGAACTGATGGCTGTCACTCAGTTCACGCAGCGCCTCAATGGCATCCTGCTGCTGCTGATAGGTCTCGATGCGCTGCGTCCCTGACGAGCGCGAGTAGGTGATGACGTAGTACCTCATATCGCCTCCAGTTCATCCTCGAACGCATGAGCGGTGAAGCCCTCATCGAACTCCAGCGCGTACATGGGTCCGACCTCATCCTCGTCAACCTCGATCACGTCGAACAACTGACGCACGATGCGGGCGGGCCTGCCGCTCAACATGTGCAGTTCCTCGTCGTCCTGGCCGCTATAGCGGAACGTCACGAGCGTGCCTACGACGAAGGCGCTCATTGCTCCTTCACCCATACTGAACGGTGCGAGGTTCGCCCTGCGATCTGCTCGCCTTGCTTCTCTTCCGTACCAATCGTGTACTCGTAGACTCCGTATTCCTCAGTCGGCTCAGGCGGGGCCGCGTCACGGATCAGTTGGATGGCTGCCTCGCGATCAAACACAATCGCCCACGGCAGCGACCAGCCCTCGTAGTCATACGCGCAGATCACGACGTATACACGTGCGTATGGCGCGCCGACTCGCTGCGAGCCATTCATGCGACCTCCTTCGTGTACCACTTGTGCCAACGAGCGGTGGGATTCGCATCATCGAGGTACGAGAAGCACAGACTGTCCACCGCACCATCGAGTCCCTCGTTGAGCAGCGAGTACCACCACACGAAGACGACCTCGCCTACGAGCGGAATGGACCGCATCCACTCCGTCAAACGACGGGCGCGCGCCTCCTTGCGCTTGAGGACAGCCACGCGTGCATCGAACAGCGCCCGCGATGGCGTACCAACGGGTCCAGCGATGCGATCTGTGAGTTCGTCAAACGGGATCAGCATGGCTCTCCTTTCTGGTTGTCCATGAGCCAGCGTCCCCAGCGGGTATTGACCCACCAGTTCATCACGCGACATGCACCCGCATGACCCGTGACCACGCAAACGCGGTCGAATCCGTACTCGACCCATTCGCTGAGGTACACCGCGACCCTAACCATCGCGCTCCTTTCGCTTCTGCACCCACTTGGGCGGTCCTGGGCGTACCCTCCGCCAACCGTGTGTGCCTGTGCGGCCATTGCCATAGCGTACGGGTGGCCGACCCGTGCGCGGTACGAGCAACACCCGTGTGTTGCTAACCATTCGCGTGACCTCGCGATACGTGGTGCGCGTCCCTACGAGGGTGCCGCGCGTTCAGGTGGCAGAACAGCACGCAGCGACACGCGCGGTGTGCGCGTGGTGCGTGCTGCTGCCGTGCGATTACCGCGACCGCCGTGTGCGGCGTGCGGGTTCTGGCGCGGTGATGCTCTGCACCAGCGCATCGACCGCATCGGACTCGTCATCGCGCAGCGTCACCGCGACGACCTTGTTGTCACGAACGGCAGTCGCCTTGGCCTGTGGCTGCCCGAGAGCACCCACGCTCGGCTCGACTGTGACCGTGATGCCAAGCGCTTCGAGCGCCTGGACTGGATTGAGCACGAAGTTGACGGTGTTACTCACGGCTGATGTCCTCCTCGATCTTGCGGGCCAGGCCGCTCATCGTGTTGAGCATGAACTGGAGTGGATCGCCATCTGCCGCCTGCATGGCAGGCGAATCGAAGGTGTCGTACTCGGCACGCCCTTCGAGCACCGCTTTGAGTTCAGCGATGCACTTGTCGATGTCCTGCTCCGCGATGCCAACCACGTCCGTCCACGACTGAACGTTGCCGTCCTCGTCGCTGACGAAGGCGAGCGTCTCGGGTCGTCCCGTGTCAAACGCAGACGGAATGGACGAGATTCGGTAGTACGAGACCGTCCCGTCCTCAGCGGTGTCACGCACCACCGCGTAGTACGCCAAGAGCATCGCTGGGTTGGCGCTCGGTCCCACGATTACGTCGAGCGTGTGCTTCATCGTCAGGCCACCTTTCGGATGTTGTGCCAACGAACGCGCGGCTGGAAGAAGCCGCGCTTGACGCGAACGGTCTCGCCTTCCTGCAAGTTGACCTTGCGGACGACGCTCTCCGTGTCGCCATTGGTGAACTGCGTCCACTCATCGAGCGCGACCTCGATCTCGCGCACCTCACCGGACACCGGCCTTACGAGCAGTACGACCGTGCCATTCGTGTTCTGAGTCACCGTGGTGTACCTCATCCATACGCACATTGCCGCTACACGTCCTACGAGGGCGCGTCGTGGCGTAGTGGCAGAACCCGCGCGTGCGCAGCGCGGGTGTGCCATGTGACCTACGGGTAGCAGCACCAGTGCTGCACCTCGTCATCCATCTCACGCGCGATCTCCGCGTTGGATGGGACAGCGAGATCACGCTCGATCTCGCGCTGGACTGCGGCACGCTCACTCGACCGCACCCAACGGATGCGTGGCAAGCACCAATCGCACCTGCGTGAGCAGGCACGAGCGTGCGGCGGGTAGTACCCGCGTGACGCGCCGCGTGGCTGCATGTAGTCGAATGAGCGTGCCATCAGTCCTCCTAGTCGGCTACCGGAACAGGCGAGGCGGGCAGGTCCGCGCCCAGGCGGACCCGCTCGGCCAACTGCCACATCGCGATCCAATCGGCCTTCGGGAACAGGCCCGCGAACCGCTCGTACAGGCGGTTCTGCTCGATGTCGGCCTTCGCCTTGCGCACGATCACGTGCTGCTCGTGAATGGCGACCTGCACATCGGTCGGATCGAACCACTCACCGCAAGCCCCGCATTCCTCCACGAGGCCCTGCTCCTGCAAGAGTTGCATCGCCTCTTGCTCATCGCCCTCTGCCTGGGCGAGTGCATCCTCAGCCGCTCCCCAGAAGCCGTAGTCCTCAGCGACCACCATGCCATCGGGCAGCGCGATGCCAAGCGGATCACTGGGCTCGCTTGCCGCAGCCATGACTGGCTCGATCACAATGGACCCATCCAACGCACCAAGCGTCAGGTGGGCGGTGTTGACGAGGTCGCGTAGTCGTGCGAACTGTGCCATTTCACGGTTCTCCTCAGCGGTCAGATGTACAACAACGTCGCCCGCGCCTCGCGTGTGACCGCACACCACACGAGGCCCTTACGAGGGCGTGCTGTGTCGAGGTGGCAGACCGCGCCCGCGAGGGGCGCGGCTGCCTGTGGGCTACTTGGCCGCCTGATGGCCGCCATCATCGACGCCGTGGACGCTGGCGCGCTTCTCGCTGCGCAGCAGGCGACCGCAGCCGCCGTCGGCGGTGCAAGCGAAGCGGCGACCGTCGGGCTTGCCGGACGGGCCGATGTGAACGTCAGCCGCCTGCGCGGTGACGGGCGCGACCTGCGCCTTGAGCGTGGCGATCTCGGCCATGAGGTCTGCGATGGTGACGCGTGGCATGGTGTACCTCGTGCTGGTCGGAGTGGGTAGTTCCTCTCCGTTGGGTAGTTCATGGGCCTCTGCCCACCCTGTTGCAAACCCCGGTGCGAGGTGGCGGCTTCGAGCGGGGTTAGAAAATCCCGGCCCCACATCTGTACAACCCCCGCCCCCAGGTGGCCGTTCTGTACAGACCTCTCTCCCCAAATGTACAAGCGGCTGATCTGTACAGATGGCCCCCGGAAATGTACAATCCGCTTTCATGGAGCGGATGGATGTGACCCAGGCCCGCAAGCAGTTCAGCCAGGTGCTGGAACTGGCAGCGGCGGGCACCACCACGGTCATCAGCAAGCGGGGCAAGGATGTGGCGTGGGTCACGCCGGTCCCCAATGCGAAGGAGGCGGTCTATCAGCCCAAGAGCCCGGACACCAGCAGCGAGGCCCAGGAAATCCAGCGCCGGAGAGATGCGCTGTTGAAGAGCATCAATGCCAGAGGTGCACCCAAGTGAGAAATTTCTTCACCAACACCACCAACCAGCCCGAACTCTTTTTGAGCCCGCCCGCGCTGGAGATCGACCCCAAGTTCGATGACTACCTGACCACCCTGACCGAGGGCGTGGCCGAGCGCTGGGCCAAGGCTCGCAAGCAGACCGCCTACCTGACCCAGGTGCAGCAGACCGGGGTCAACGCCGCCGCCACCACCGATCTGCTGGCCCGCGTCAAGGCCGAGGTCGAATCGCTGGAGCGGGTGGACACCGAGGTCGAGAAGGTGCGCAAGGTACTGGCCTACGGCTGTGAGCCGACCACCCCACCCCAGACTTGGTGGTGCGGTTACCTGGAAGACCCCAAGGGTCGATACGCCAACGAGACCTGGCCCAGCCTGAACCTCAAGCAGGCCACCCCCGGCGAGCGCGTCACCGCCTCGACGTTCGCGGTGTACCTGTCCTACGGTCAGGGCACCCCGCTGGAGTACACCAGCAGCCTGATCTTCTCCAGTGCGGTGCCGGTCGAGGTGCTGAACGCCTACGCCGCCACCAAGGGCCTGTTCGAGGGGGTGCGGGTCTACTCGCCCGATCCCGCCGACTTCAAGCAGTTGGCCAACCCGATTCCGCATGACCCGGTGCTGATCGGGCGGCTGTTCGTGGCGGGCCGCACCCACTACTTCGAGATCGCGCGCTGGGACATCGACTCCGACCTGGCCGAGTTGTTCAGCCGATGAGCGACGACGTATTCACCTACGTTACCGAGGCAAATACCGTCTTCGAGGTGGAACTGACCGACTACCAAGCCTCGATCTTGGGCGTGTTCAGCCAGGCAGCCGAAACGAGGCGGCGCTACGCCAAAAAGCCCCGCGTCTTGAAGCAGATGCGGGACGACGTAGCGGACTACGTCAAGGCCCACCCCGGTCGCCAAATGGGGGCCGGAGCGTGGGTGGTGGACCCCAACTCCACCTTCTGGAACACCAAGTCCAAGACCTACGTCAGCACCAGCGCCAACACTGGCATGGCCCCCACCTTCACCAAGATATTGGTCACGGAGGAGATATGACCCTCACCCTGCCCGCCGTCGAAACGCCGGTCGCGACGCCGGTCGAGACCAAGACCGCGCCCAAGATCAGCGAGGCCCTGCGACTGGGAGCAATGAGCACCAAGCAGGCGTTCAACGCCTTCCACCCGAAGCCCGACAAGTTCTGCGCGATGGGCACCATCATGCACGCCGTCGGCTTCGAGAACACCGAGACCGAACTGATGTGGGAGTTCATGGGCGCGAATTGCGACGTATCTCCCATCCTGCGCGACTGTTGCGCCTCGAACCCCAACTTCACCACCATCTGGGCCGCGATCATCCACCTCAACGACGGTCACCGCATGCCGCGTGACCAGATCGCAGACCGCCTGGCCGCTGTCGGGCTGTAACCTGTACGGAGCGGGGTCTCGGGGCATCGGGACCCCGCTTTTCCTTGCCATAACGGTGCTATGGTGCTATGATGCTCCCATGAACAACGTGATCGACCCCGCTGCTGCCGGTCAACGGCTGGCGGACATGCTGTACGAGTTCTTCAACGATCTGGGCTTCCCGCTGGCCGCGCCGCTGTTCATGGCCTGGATCGAGAGCCACAACTACGTGCTGGTCGAACGCACCGACTTGGAGGCATACATGCGCCAGATGGCCAACACCATCTTCGAGGACCTGACCCGCCCGCTGGGCAATGCCTGAGCATTGCACCTGCTGGACGATGCCCGACCGGGTGTGCTTCTGTCACCTCAACGGGCACCGGGGCACCTGCACCTGTCACTGTCCCGAGGGCTGGCCGACCATCCCTTGGGAGAAGCCCAGCGACGTACGCCGCTACCAGGCGTTCAACGAGGAAGTAATCGCCGTCATCCTGGAGGTTCCCGATGACCACGACGACTAACGAGGCAGCGGAGCGGCTGCGGGAAGGTATTGAGCATGCCCGCTTTCATCCGTCATGGCGGGAAGGATGGCACCGCGACCTGAATGAAGCCCTCGCTGCCGCGTATGAAGAAGGACACGCCGCAGCCCGACGTGATTGGGTGCTGGCCGAGCGAGATACTCGCCGCGCCACGGTGGAGCGGATACGGGAGCGGTGGAATGCCGCGAAGTGGGGAATGGCCGATCCAACCGTGCAACGCATTCTCGATGAGGAGGCTGCCCGATGAGCGACTACGACATCACCAGCGCCACCATGGACGCGCTCCAGGAGGCCCAGCCCCGAACTGCGGCGGGCCGCTATGGGCTGGCCTTCGGTCGCATCATGGCGAAGCACCCGAAAGCCGACGTGCGGCTGGTCAATGCCATCTTGCGTGAGGCGTGGGCCGAAGCCGCCGAGCCTGCGCCACTGGACGCGCTGGATGATCCGGCCATCCTGTCGGCCATCGAAGCAGCATTCGCCGCACCGGCTGATGAGGATTGGTTCGGCCCGGCGAAGGGCTACTACGGCAAGGACGTTGCCCACTTCATTGAAATGGTGAAGCGCGAGTACGCCCGCCTTGCAGCCGGTGACAAGGGGACGGCGGGGACGTGCGGCCACGATTCCCGGCAGGCCGACTGCCCGATCTGCGCCGCCTTGGGGAGCGACAGATGAGCGAGTGGTGGGCCGTATTTGTCGGCCTCCTGATGCTGGCATGGGTGGCGGTCATCATCTGGAACACGCCGGGGAGCGAGTGATGAGTGAGCGACCGCCCTATGATCCGGCGCAAGACGACGCCGTAGAACACTGGCGAGCCACCCGGACCGCTCACCCTGCGGATTCGGCAGAAGCCATGCTGCGGGCTATCAGGGACTTTACCGATGCGCCGCTTGACGTTCAGCGGGACGTGCTAGGACTGCGGCCCGATCTACGCGACAGGCTCCGCGCCGCCCTCCAAGCCTCTGCTCCGTCACCAGCGGACCCGAACATCACACTGAATCACCCTCCGTCACCAGCGGCAGGCCGTATTGAGGAAGCACGGCGTGACCTGTGGGCCAGAATCGGCGGGGCAGCGGCGGAACCATTGTTGGGCGATTGGGCCAATGCTGATCCGCTCGATGCTGAACCGCACCGGGCAGCGGCGGAAGGCTCGGAGCCGCTGGACGTGGAACGGCTGGCGCGAGCGTTGCAGGAATCGAGTCACGGCACCGCCTACCACGACAAGACCGGGCGGCGTGTCGCGTGGGACGACCTGAACGGTCAGAGCCGCGAGAGCAAGCGCCGTGACGCACGCAACATCGCCGCCGCCTACGCCAGCCAGACCAGCGAGGGAACGGCCCATAAGCCCTGAGTCCGTCAACCACCGAATCCCCGAACAGGAGATATGTACATGATCCGTCGCTTCACTTTCGTCGCCGCGCTGGCCATGCTGGCGCTGCTGGTGGCTGCCACTACGGCCTCCGCCACGAAGCCGCATCCGGAGCACAAGGTCGGCATTTGCCACCGGACTGCCTCGGATACCAACCCCTACGTGTTCATCAAGGTCGATGAGGCGTCACTGTCGCCTGGTCACCTGGACAACGCCGACCCGGGCCACAAGCCTCGGTTCTGGAAGTCCGACGGGACATGGCGGGGAGTCGCCCATCTGACGGGTGACGCCAAGGACGATTACCTCGCCCCGGGTGGTGCGGCTGACTGCACCGATGTGGTCGCTACGCCGACCCCAACCCCGACCGAAACTCCGGCTGAAACGCCGGTCGAGACCCCAGCCGAGACCCCGAACCAGACCCCGAGGGAGACACCGGCTGAGACACCGTTCGCGCCGCCCCAGGGTGGTGGGACTCCACCTGATACGGCCATGACCGCACCGCTGGGTGGCGGACTGCCGTTTGCCGCATTGGGCATCGTGGCCCTCATCGCACTGGCCGCGCTCAACGTGATCGCTGCCCGTCGTCGGGCCTAGAGCAAGGGCGGGGGTCCGGGTGGACCCCCGCCATTCCAAGGAGAACTGTTGAAGGGCATCCACCAGGTACGAGTCCGGGCCATTGATGCTCGCGGCTCGTATCAGATCAACCAGAACATCGACGCGGACAATCCGATGACCGCCATCCGCCTGGTGGTGGAACGGTTCGGCATTGCGGAGCCTGCGCTGATCTTTGTCCATGCCGAGCCGCTAAAGCAGGAGGAGCGTCGTGAAGCGTCGTAGCGTCTATCTGGACGACGAGACCTTCGAGGAACTACGGGAGGTCGCCCATCGTGAGCGGGTGACCATCAGCGAGATCATCCGGCGCTACCTGCATCGGGGAGGTCCGGTTCCGACCGACCGCCACCGGGTGACGGATCGTAAGCCGACCAAAGGCGTGTTTGGATGACCGACGAGGAGATGGTGCGTGAGGCGCTGGCCCACTACCGGATTCTGCTCCAGCGCTGTCTGCATACCTTCCGAGCGGGAGAGATGCCGAGCCGCCTGCGCAAGAAGCACCGGCTGTGGTTCGCCAGCCTGCACCAGGCTCCGGTCGGAGAGCGGCTGAGCCACGATACGGTGATGGCCTTCCGCGAATTGAACGAGGTGCTGTATCAGACCCTCCAGCCAGGCGTGAATCCCGAATATTTGCTGCCCTGGATGGACCTGTATCCCGCCACCATCTTCCAGGTGTACCTGAAACAGCCAGAAATCGCCTAAATTCGCCCGAAACCGCGAAAATGGCCGATATTTCGTCAGAAACCGCCAGAACGCCCAAAAGGGGCCAAAATCGGCTCCTGAACCCCCTTGACAAAGTCAGACAATATGTCTGACAATGCGCGTCTGCTTACCAACTGAATACGGGTGATGCTGGTGCGAAGGGCTGGGTTACTTCCCTTTGTAAGGACGGTGTTGCGGGTTCGAGTCCCGTCACGGCTTCGGTCGTGTGGCGCAATTGGTAGCGCACGTACGTACCTGTCCCGATTGGTGCTCAGCGTCACTTCAACATCCCGATGACGGTGTGCAGGTGAGGGTTACTTCTGGTTTTGCAGGTTCGACTCCTGTCGGGTCCCTTCGGGGGCTTGATAAGTCCTTCACCGACCTGGTTCTCGTCATCGAATTCATGCCGTGATGGCGGTGCGAAGGTGTGCGTTACTTCCCCTTGAAATGGAGACCAACACGTAGGCCGACTCTGTTCTCGTCATCACTGAACTTATCCGGGCCGGGAGGTGGCTCAGCCCTCCCGGCCCATCTTTGAGCATTGATGCTGGTGTGAAGGTGCGGGTTACTTCGAGCAATGAACGTCCTGTACCGACTCGGTTCTCAGCGTCATCTATTTCACGCGATGCTGGTGCGAAGGCGGTGGGTTACTTCTCCCGACAGGGGCTGGAAACGCCCGAGGGGATTCCAGCCCCGAACGGGAGAACAACTTGACCTCGGTCGAGTGCCCCTCGGGGTTCTCAGCAACCTTCCTCCGACTGGTGCTCAGCATCATTTTTGAGAAGCCCCGCTTGGGGCAGTAGCAGGAGGTATTGCCAGTGCCTGGAAAGTTCTCTCGTCGGCCCGCGAGCCCGATGGTTGGGGTGACCGCCCCGATCACCTCGACGGTGCCGTCAGGTGCGACCTATGAGGGCGGGGTTGGATTCGCCCGTGACGCCAAGTCGGAGTTGTTCCTGTTGGCCGTCACCAATATGGTGTCGGAGGGCACCTTCTACGAGAAGGCCGAGGATCGCGACAAGCGGTTCCGCGACCTAATCCGCAAGGTGGCTCAGGAGGACCCCGGTTGGGTGGTCCGCTTTGTCCCCTACCTGCGCGACACGATGAACATGCGGTCGGCCTCAGTGGTCATGGCTGCGGACTTCGTCAAGGTCCTGCTGGAGACGGGCAACCCGGACAAGGCCCCTCTGCGGGCGGTCATCGACTCTGCGCTCATGCGAGCGGATGAGCCGGGTGAGATGCTGGCCTACTGGCGCAGCACCTACTCCCGGGGACTCCCGAAGCCGGTGAAGCGCGGCGTCGCGGACGCCGTGGTCCGTCTGTACAACGAGCGCGCTGCGCTCAAGTACGACGGCACCGAGCAGGTGTGGCGCATGGCCGACGTGATCGAGACCGTGCACCCGGAGCCCAAGGCCGACTGGCAGGCCAGCCTGTTCAAGTACCTGATCGACAAGCGCCACAAGCGCGAGGACATCAGCGTCGAGAACCTGGCCATGCTGGAGCAGGCCCGGATTCTGGAGGCCGTCCCCACCGACGAGCGTCGGGAGTACCTGCGGAATGGTCCGAGTGTTTTCCAGGAGGCCGGGTTCACCTGGGAGCGTCTCTCGGGCTGGCTCCAGGGTCCGATGGACGCGCAGGCGTGGGAGACGATCATCCCGTCGATGGGCTACATGGCCCTTCTGCGGAACCTGCGGAATTTTGACGACGCGAAGGTGTCGTTCGCGACGAAGCAGGCGGTGATCGCCAAGTTGGCCGATCCGGAGCAGGTGGCGAAGTCCCGGCAGTTGCCGCTGCGCTTCTACAGCGCCTGGCACAACGCTCGGGGCCTGGACTGGGCCGGGGCGCTGGAGAGCGCGCTGAACCAGTCGGTCGGCAACGTGCCCAGCCTCAAGGGCAAGACCTTGGTGCTGGTGGACGTGTCCGGCTCGATGAACGCGGGTCTGTCGGATCGCTCCAAGGCTCAGCGCTGGGAGTTGGCGGCGCTGTTCGGTTCTGCGCTCGCGCTGCGGGCGGAGGCAGCCGATCTGTTCGCCTACAACACCGAGAGCCATCGGATCGGGTTCCACGCTGGGGATTCGGTGCTCCGCACGGTCGATGCCATTCGCCCCCGCATCGGGGGTGGCACCGATACGCTGGGCGTGATCCAGCGTCGCTACGCGGATCAGAAGCCGGATCGGATCGTGGTCCTGACCGATGAGCAGGCGTGGGGCGGGCAGCGGATTTCGTGGGCGCGAACGTCACTGGGTGACCAGACCGCCATCGAGTCCATCATGGTCCCGATCTACACCTTCAACCTGGCAGGCTACCGCCACGGGCATCTGCCCAGTGGCGAGCGCAATCGGTTCACCTTCGGTGGGTTGACCGATCAGGGCTTCAAGGCCATCGAACTGCTGGAAGCCGGAACGAGTCAGAGTTGGCCGTTCTGAGAACGACGAGAGGGAGTCCCTGCGGGGGCTCCCTTTCGCTAAGGAGACCCACATGGCGATCACTGTGGACGAAGACCTCGTCCGCCACGAGGTCGCGCACACCGTCCACCTCCAACGACACCGAGGCGATGCGATCTATTGCGCCTCGGACCAGGAGATGGCGAAAGCGATCCTCGACCTTTTCAAGGAGCGCGGCTGGAGAGTATTCCAGGAGCGCAGTCGGACTGAACCATGAGCCCGCCGCAGGAGTTCCCACAGCGCACAGTTGGACTTCGGGACTTTCTGCGGGGCGGCTACCATGAAATCCATGAGCCGGTGCTCATCACCTTCCACCGAAGGCCGGTGGCGGTATGGACTCCCGTTCCGCTCAAGGAGACGTTGACCAAGAGGAAGACCAATGGCGAACTATGAAGTCGCGCTCCAGTCCCCGCCACGGTTCCAATTTGAGGACAACTCAGGCTCGTTATCCGCCTCGCAGACCAATAACTGCGGCGTGACCTGCGCGACGCGTCACGTCCAGTTCTACAAGAACACCTGGTACGCCATCGAGACCACCCGCCGCCTGGTGATGGGCTGTTGCACCCCCACCACCGCCTGGCAGCAGGCCGACATGATGGATCGGCGTGGGGTGCCCGCCAGCGTGCGGGAGATCGACACCATCGAGCAGATGCACGCCCTGCTGGAGAACGGGCGGCGTCCATACACCATCGGGGTGCTGATGAGCCGGGTCCCGGCCTCAGTGCGGGATCACCCCTTCACCGGCTGGCACGCCATGGCCATCATCGGCAATGCGCGGCTGGGGGACGGGACGCGCGGCTTCTGGGTCAACGACCCCAACTTCTCGCCCAATAACGGCTACCGTCCTGACCCCGACCAGGGCCGGAAGTTCTATTCCAACGGCGTCATGCGCTACGCCTTCTTGCAGATGTCACCCCGCTTTGCGGTGGTGCCCGACAAGCCCAAGCCCGTCCCGGTCCGCTACGTCACCGTCAAGGACGGGGCCAAGTTGCGGTCCACCCCCTATGTGCGCACCACCAACCTGATCCGGCTGGTGAAGGGCGAGAAGACCGCCATCTTCATCAATCCCGTCCGAGGCGGGTCCTACAAGTGGCGCGACAAGAGCGGGGTGTTGCGCACCGGCAACATGTGGCACCGGGTCAAGATGCCCAACGACCAGGTTGGATACATCATCCAGCCAGATGCGAGGTTGGTATGAACGACGACGTTCTGAGCACCCTGCGGGTGGTGTCCCGCGATGAGGACACCCAGCAGACCGATAAGCCCGATCCGCCCGACAGCAAGCGGGACGCGGCTGAGATGAAGCGCCAACTGGATGATGAGCGCGAGCATGGCCATCCGGCCTGGGAGGTCAGCGACGATGGATAAGCGACGGATCAACGGTGGACAGACCTACCTGGTCAACTTCGACGGGGAGGTCATCCACCGTTACCCGGCCTTCGAGCAGTGCAACACCGACGACATCGTCCACAAGGGGCAACGAACGGGGACCCAGTTATTGACCGAACCAGACCGCATGTTCAGCAACTACGCCATGTGCGAGCACTGCTTCAAGTGAGTTGGAGCCTGTTGCCGGGACCCCTCCCGGCTCAAGATGCAAAAGGGAACCAGTATTTGATCCTGGGCTTCAACGAGAGGCTCGAAGCCCTGGTCGTGGATGAGGAGGGGGGCATCCGGCCTTTCGACTACGTTGACCTGAAAACGTCGTGGGCCTACTTGCTGGAAACGGGGGAGCCAGAAACGGAGGAACCAGATGCGACAGGACCTACGGAGCCTGCACCCGAATAAGTCGTGAGGGGCGAGCGGCTGGAGTGGCTGGCGGTGCTGGCCCTCTTCCTCGCCATCCTCGCCATCCTGATCTTTACCAATCCCACCCGAGCAGCCTGTCACCGGATCGACATCACCGCCAACACCCCATCCGGCATTGGTGGCTGCCCCCACTGGGGCCGGGGTGACGCCAGCCAGTACACCGAGGCTGGTTGGGGCGCGGCCATGAACTTCTGCACCTGGACCTACCGCCACTCGCACGGCTGTGGCAGTGTGCGGGTTACCTACCACGGGGCCAGCGTGACGGTGCCGGTGGTCGATTTTTGCGACTGCTACCAGCGACCGGGGCCAAACGGAGAGAAACTCCGCATCATCGACCTCCAGGGCGATGTGGTGAAAGCCCTGGGTCTGCCGTGGTGGAACGTGACGCCGGTCACGGTCTGGCCAGCCGAGCGGGTACAAACCGCACAAAGCGCACAGTTGCCGGACACCGCCATGCGCTAGGGGCTAGCAACCCGCACAGGCGTGCGTTACACTCCGGCCCAATTACAGACCTGTCCACCTGGACAACCCGCAATGGACGGGGAGAGACGCGACTCTCTCTCCCCGTCCCCTTTTTTTGGGGATTGATGGACTTCACGATCAGCGCGTTGGCCCGCTTTAGTGCCTCGCACATCCAATCTGGGTGTCCCCTCGGTGAGCGCCTCCACGGACATCGCTATCTGGTGGTGGTGGAGTGCCGACGGCGTTTCGATCCCATCAAAGGCTACTTGCACCCCCCGCCCTCTGACCTGGGACCCGCCCTGGAGGCGGTGGTGGGTGAACTCGACGGCGAGCACCTGAACGAGATGATGCCAGGAACCCACACCCTGTCCGAGAACATAGGGGCATGGATCATGGAGCGACTCAGCCTCCAGTTCAAGCAGTTGACCACCGTCACCGTCGATATGGATGACGGTGTGGTGGTGACTGTGCGGCGCGAGGTGCGGGCATGATCTGGGAGTGCGTCGGCTGTGCGAACACGACCGCCTTCCCGGCCTACCCGCTCGGCCATAACGTTCCGTACTGCGGGTGGTGTGCGGCGCAGATACGCCCCAAGGAGTACCGACGTGGGAAGCGCAACCAAAACCATGGAAAAGGGAACGCTCGCCTGGATACCGCTGGAGCACCTGCGGCCTAATTCCTGGAACCCCAACGTCATGGACCCGGCCATGTTCGAGAAGGAAACGGCCTCCATCCAGCGCTTTGGGATGGCCGCTCCCATCGTGGCTCGCGAGTCGGGTGACGGATTCGAGATCATCGACGGCGAGAACCGCCTCACCGTCTTGCAAATGCTCGGTCATCGCGAGGCTCCGGTCTGGAACCTGGGTGAAGTGCCGGATGCCGACGCCAAGCAGTTGACCATCGTCCTCAACGAGACCCGAGGGTCTGCCGAGAAGACCAAGTTGGCCGCGCTGCTCCAGGACCTGCTCAAGAGCGAGACCACCACTGATCTGCTCGAAGTGCTGCCCTTCTCCAAGGAAGCCTTCGCAGAGATGACCAACCTGCCCGCCTTCGACTGGGAGTCGTTCGAGAAGCCGCAAAACCCCACAGCGGGACGCACTTGGGTCGAGCGCGTCTTCCGCATGCCGCCAGATGCCGCCCAAGTCCTCGACCAAGCGATTGCTGTAGCGCAGCAGTCCGGGTCAGATCAACGTGTCGAGGACTGGGCGGCGCTGGAACTGATCGCGAAGGATTACCTCGATGGCTAGGACCAAGATCGACTACGACGCCGCTGAGCGCGAATACATCACCGGCAGCGACTCCTACCGCTCCCTGGCCAAGAAGTGGAGCATCGGCTTCGGCTCGATGGCCGAATACGGTCGCAACCACGACTGGGAGGGCAAGCGGGCGGGCTATCGCGCCTCGGTCAGCGAGACCGCCCTGGAACACACCCGCAGCGCCCACATCTCCGAACGCGAGGAGATGCTGGAAGAGGCCATCAAACTGATCCGCGCCTCGTTCTACGAGTACGGACGCCAGTTGAAGTTGGGAGCAGTGCAGGTCACGCCCAAGGACCTGGCCACCCTCATCAACGCCGCGCAGGTGCTGTTCGGCCAGCCGACGAGTAGAACGGAGGCGACCATCCTTGGGGTCAATATCGACGCCACCAGCACCTCCCTCGACCTCGACGTTCTCCGGGAACTTGAACGAGTTGCTCGGGCAAAACTTGTCGGAGGAGGAGTGGAGGGAACTCCACAACTTCACACTGAGGGCTCTCGCCCCAACTGACGTATACGCCTTCGGGGAATACGTATTCGGCCATCAACCGGCGGCTCACCACCGGGAGATGGTCGAATTTGTACATGAGGCCATCCAGGCCCGCGAGAACATCGTCATCCTGGAGCCCCGAGGCCACGCCAAGACCACCTGGGGCAACACCATCTATCTGGCCTGGCTGATCGCCAACAACCCCGACATCCGGGTTGGCCTCATCAGCAACACCGCTAAGCAGGCCAACGACTTCTCCCGCGCCATCCGCTGGACCTATGAGTCCAATGAGCGCTTCCGTGAGGTGTTCGGGGACATCGTGGGCCGCACCAAGTGGACCGACGTGGAGTGGCTGCGGGCTGAGTCCCCGCACCATGGCACCAACAACGTGACTCTCTACTCGGCGGGAGCCGGTGGCGCGATCATTTCCAAGCGCTTCGACATCATCCTGTGCGACGACATCCTCGATGAAGAGAACACGATGAACGTCGAGCAGCAGGAGAAGATCGAGACCTGGTTCTGGAAGACCCTCAAGCCGTGTCTGACCCCGGATGGGGCGATCATCGTGCTCGGCACGCGCTGGGCTGAGGGTGACATGTACGAGAAACTCATCACCCCCATCGAGGACGGTGGCAAGGGCTGGCGCTACCTCATCAAGGGAGCCCTCAGCGAGACCGACGAGGGCGAGGTCACGGCGCTGTGGCCCGAACTGTGGCCGGTCGAGAAGTTGGAGCAAGAGCGGATCGACATGGGTTCGGCCATGTTCGCCTGCTCCTACCTCAACGACATCAGTGGCCTGATGGCGGGCAACATCTTCAAGCGGCTGCCCGACGACTACTACTTCAAGACCCTGCCCGAGGGGAAGCGCTACACCGTCCGCATGGGCGTGGACCTGGCTTCTTCGGAGAAGGAGCGCGCCGACTACACCGCCCGGGTAACGGTGGCTGAGGACGACGATGGCAACTTTTACGTGCTCAGTGTCGTTCGTGATAAACGAGAGACACACCACGCCGAGTTCGTCATGGACGGCTGGCTGGCCCATCCTGATATGGCACTCATCATCATCGAGAACCAGCAGTTCCAGTCCACCCTCATCCAGCAACTGGCCCGGGAGTACCCACGTCTTCCGGTCGAAGGTAAGAAATCCGACGTGGACAAGGTGACCCGCGCTCGCGCGGTCGCGGCCAAGTATGAAGCGCACAAGGTCTACCACCACCTCTCGTTGAAGGACTCCGAGTTCGAGCGCGAATTGGCCATGTTCCCCAAGGGGCACGACGACATGGTTGATGCGCTCGGATTCAGCATGGACCTGGGCGGCGGTGGCTTCTTCTTTGGATCGGTCGGGAGGTGACCGTGGCTGAGGTCGAGTTTCGCGACGGCAAGCACAACATCCCCGATCACCTGGCTGACCTGATGATCGGCATGGATACCCACGCCATGACCATGGAGGAAGCCATCGGCAAGGCCAACTACCGCCTGGTCAACGACCGTCTGAACGGGATACAGCAGAACGTCGTCAACCAGCACTTCAAGGATTGGAGCGGACGATGACGTTCCTGACCAACTGGATGCAGAAGGCCATCGCCGTGCGCGGCGGGCCACCCAAGGCCAGCCCCAAGAAGATTCCAGACGTGTCAGCGGTGGGGATGATCTACCCCGGCAAACAGGTCGCCAAGACCAACGTTGGCCAGTTCCGCCACTGGGCTGAGCACTCTGAGTGGGTGCGAGCGGCCATCAACGTGCGCAAGGCACAGGTCTCCAGCGCCGAGTGGGACATCGTCCCCTACAACACCGACATTGAGATGGACACCAAGCGGCTGTCGAAGCGCATCAAGGCGCTGTTCGACACGCCCAATGCCACCACCGACTCCTTCCGCTCATTCATCGAGCCCATCATCGAGGACCTGCTGGTCCTGGATGCCGGAGCCATTGAAAAGGAGCGCAACCTGCGCGGCGAGATCGTGCAGTTGTGGTCCGTCGATAGCGGGCAAATTCGGGTCAGCGCCATCTGGGATGGTGACCCGCGTGAGCCGCGCTATTTCTGGTGGCCAGATCATGTGGAGCGCGCCCGCTGGCTGAACGACGAGTTCGTCTATCTGATGATGAATCCTCGGACGTACACCGTGGTGGGCCTCTCCCCACTGGAGACGCTCAAGTCCACCATCGACGCAGAGTTGGGTGGGCACGAGTACAACCGGCGACAGGTCACTGCCGCCGCCCCTGATGGCATGCTCGATCTTGGCGAAGGGGTCCGCCCGGAGCAGGTCGAGCAGTTCAAGTCGTACTGGTTGGCTGAGGTCGCTGGGCGAGGAGCGATGGCGTTCTTGGGAGGCACCAAGGGCGCTCAGTTCATCCCATTCCGCTCATCCAACCGGGACATGCAATTCCTGGAGTGGCAGCAGTACCTGGTGCGCAAGATCGCAGCGGTGTACGGGCTTTCCCCCCAGGACCTGGGGATCACGTTCGATGTGAACCGATCCACCAGCGAGGTCCAAAGTGAGCATACCGAGGATCGGGGTCTCCGCCCGCTCTTGGCGCTCATCCAGGACTACTTCACGCGCGAGATCGTATGGGACCCCGTGTTCGGTGGCCCCGAGAATAATCTCGCCTTCCGGTTCACCCGCCTCAACCTCAAGGAGACCCTCCAGAAGGCCCAGATCAACAAACTCGCGTTGGCCGGGGCTCCCTGGAAGACCGTCAATGAGGCGCGCAAGCAGGACGGGTACGAACCGATGGGTCCGCAGTACGACGAACTCCTAATGGGCACCCCCGTAGGGGCCGTCAGCCTGGAGGAGGTCCCCTCCGCCCAGGAAGCCCTCGACGCCAAGAAACCTCCCGCCACACCCCCGAGTCGGTCGCCCGCCAGGGCTTCCTCCGGTTCGAGGCCAAGGCCCACAAGGAGATAGTCCATGGTTGCAGCCCTTTCGCTGCGCGTGCAGACCGGGTCTGGCTCAGGCACCGAGTCGAGCGCCGTCACTGGCATCGACCTGATTAGTGCCGACAACGCCACTAACTCGCTGGCCAACCGCCAGGCCAACCCCATTACGGTGGGGACTAACTCGTACGAGAAGTACGTGAAGTTGAAGGTCGATACGGCTCCGGCCAATGCGGTCACCAACTTCAAGATATGGGGTGATGGTGCAGTCCAGTCCAACACCACTCTGATGTGGGCCGGGGCCACCACTTCCTACACCCAGCCGGTGGCAACCACCTCGGCGGTGGCAACCACGAACTTCACGACCTGTACCTCGGGGGCGAAGTGCACCTGGGATACAGCGTCGTATTCGGCTCTGAATGCCACCACCAAGTACAGCGTGTTCCAGTTGCAGGTAGGCGGCTCCGCGACTCCCGGCAACTGGACCACCGAAACGGTGTCGTACTCGTACGACGAGACGTAGGAGGAACGGGATGCCCGATCCGGAAGACATCAGCCAGTGGCGAGATCGTGCCCCTGGTGATGAGGCCCAGACCGACGACATGAAAAGTCAGACTCGCCGTGATGCGGGCCTGAGCGAGCGGTCCGGGATGAGCGAGGACATGACGCTCGAAGAGCGCGACCTGGAGAACACCTGGTCCACCGCCCGATAGGAGAGATACATGGTTGCAGCACTCGCGATCACCCCGCCGTCGGGGTCGATCACGGCCAAGAAGACGGCGGTCCGGATCAATGTGACCGGGGCCGACGTGAATAACGACGATGGCACTCAGCACCGCTATCGCATCCGTTTCACTCCACCCTCTGGGTTGGAGGAAGAGACCGTTTCCGGATACTCACACCTCTTCAATGTGAGCGCGGACGGGAAGCATGAGTTCAACGGATACATCTTCCCCGGCGACGGGTCCTGGACGGTCCGTCTCCACGATGAGGAAGACAACTCCGATGCTGCGACCCTGTCTGTGACCGTGGTCTAGTGGAGTTCGTGGGGGACTGCCCGTACGTCCTCGTACTGCTGACCCCCGACCCCACCGCCATCGACATTGACGAGCCTGGCTGGGCGCAGACGTATGCCCACCTGCTTCGGAAACCCGGGCACTGGATTCTGGCCCGCAAGGCTGGTTCGGTGCCGGTGCTGGAACTCGTCGTCCACCAGGGCGAGCAGCCCTACTACACCTCGCGTGTGGTCGGGGTTGCCAATCTTCCGCCGCCTGACGCCCTCGGCGTCACGCAGGAGGAGATGTTCGAGATCAAGGAGCGGGGCGAGGTCCGCGCCTATGGCATCGGCAAGAAACGGCTGGATGGCCATGTGGATCGCCTATGGGTGTTGCCCACGGGCGTGATCTGCGGAGGAGAAGACGTAGACGCTCTCGGAGAGAACCTGGCCCGCGCCAGGCTCTTGCAAGCATTCACCAAGGAGGTTCCCCATGGCGACCAAGAAGGCCGCGAAGAAGTCGTCGGCCAAGCCCAAGGCTGACGCTGAGGATTCGGCGGCTGAGTTCAACAACCAGCCCCATCCTGAGTTCTGGCCCTCGCCGGATACGGCTGAGGATGCCGAGGCCAACGATCCGAGCATCGAAGTAGTGCCCGAGTCCCCCAACACCCACCTGGAGTTCACCATCAAGGCCCATGGCCTGCCAGTGAGCACGGGTGTGGTCTTCAAGTTGGAGAACGCGGACGCCACCGGCCAACCCACCTTCCTGACCAACAAGACCTCGCCGCTAGGCGATGCGACCGTGGTCTGGCGTTCCCAGGTCGCTGGCGAGGTGGAGATCACGGTCATGGCCAAGCGCAACAACGAACTGGCCGAGACCTTTGCAACGCACACCCTGACCATCGTTGATCCGGCTGAGGACACGAGGTTCGGGGAGGAGAGAGGAGCAGCCTAATGGCTGATGGAGTTACGTTCACAGGGTTCTTCAATGACCCGACCGGGATGGCCGTCTACGCCGCGCTGGTAGCAGCGGGGCTCGACTTCGCGTTCGGCGTGTTCGCCGCCGCCAAGGACGGCACCTTCGCGCTCGACTCGCTGGCGGCGTGGGTTCGCAAGCACCTGCTGGGCCGCGTGTTCCCGGTTTCACTTCTGGCTGCCACGGCCTACGTGACCGGCAACCCGGTTATGGCAGGTGCGGCAGCCTTGTCGCTGACCACCTACGCCGCCGAGACGCTCGCCAGCATCTACGGCTCGATCAAGCCACCGGCTGAGGGAGAGTCACCGAAGGCTGTGGCTTCCGCCGAGGCCAAGGGCAACCCGATTCCAACCGACTGATGACCCGTCGGCATCCTCAGTATCGAAGGAGCATCCCTATGACTCATCCCCTGGAAATCGGTCCGGATGCCGTCACGGCCCCGGTCGAACGAGTCGGGTCATCCGACATTGCCACCATCTCGATCATGCGCGGTCGCAAGACCGAGCAGACGATCCGGGTGGGGACCAACATCGTCCATGCCTTCATCACCCACCCGGACGGCACAATCACCGACCTCGGCTTGTCGGAGAACCTGCTGACCAACATCGGGCGGGATGTATTCCATCAGTGGATCGGTGGCGCGATCCCGGCTGGTGGTGCTGGCTCCCCGGCGACGGCCACATCGGCCACATCCTTCACCGCCACCAGCACTCCGTGGACAGCCAGCAACCTGGCGACCCCGCAGTTGGGTCTGTCTGGGTTCCGGGCCTACTTCCCGGTCACCAACATCACCACCGCTCCGGTGTACGGCAACATCGTGTCGAACACCACCTCGGTGGCGACCATCGACCAGTGGTGGACCGCAACGGACGGCACGGGTACGACCCCCGCCTCGACCAATGCCTTCATCATCGGTGCGGGCGGCATCAGTTCGGTGCGCTTCATGGCCCTGACCACCGACTCCGGTGCGGCCTCGGCCTCGAACACGGCCCTGACCTCTGAGATTCTGGTTGGTGCCGGTAACGGTGCTCACCGCCAGTTGGCGACCTATGCCCACACCATGGGTGCCGCCACCAGCACGCTCCAGAAGGCGTTTACCATCACCGGCTCCCTGACCGCCATCCATCGGATGGGGCTGTTCTGCCACAACACGGCCAACACCGGACCGCTGGTCTTCGAGACCGTGCTCAACGCTGATGCAACCGTCGTGAGCGGTGACACCCTCACCGTCACCGACACCATCACCGTCAGCGGCTAGGCCCGAGCATGGGGGCGGGGTCCAGCCCCGCCCCCACCCCAAGGAGTTGTAGATGGCCGATACCGTTGCAATTACCGCTGGCACTGGCACCACCATTGGGACCGACGAGGTCACCATTGGTGGCACGCTCCAGCATGTCCAGCGCGTGAAGTTGGTGGACGGCGCAGATGGTGGGACGGCTCTCCTCGGCGGCGACGCGACCAACGGCCTGGACGTAGACGTTACCCGCGTGTCGGGCGATGTCACCGTGGTGCAGTCCACCTCCGCCAACCTGAAAGCACAGGTCGGCGGCTTTGCAGCCCATGACGCTGCGGTGCTGGGCAACCCGGCCCTGATCGCAGGCCGCTCCTCGGCGGCTGCCCCGACTGATGTGGCGGCTGACGGTCGGGCCACCGACCTCTGGGTGCTGCGCAACGGATCGGTGGCCACCACCGTAACTGCGGCTGGCGCGCTGGTCGGCGGCGACGCCACTAACGGGCTGGATGTAGACGTGACTCGCCTGCCTGCCCTGGTGGCAGGCACCGCCAACATCGGTGATGTCGATATTGCGTCGGCCCCGACTGGCTCCTCTTCGATCACCATGCAGGGCACAGCCGCGCACGCGGCGGCGGCGGTGGGCAACCCGGTCTATATCGCTGGCCGCGCCTCAGCGGTGATCCCGACTGATGTTGGCGCTGACGGCGATGCGGCGGCGCTGTGGACTAACCGCAATGGCGCTCCGGTCCAGACCATGGCTCCGCATGTGGGCCTCAACTCAGACCCCTGGAACCTGGTCCACGAGACAGCGCAGTACACCAGCACCCAGACCTCAACCGTGCTGGTGGCAGGCGGCGCGTCCGAGAAACTCGTCGTCACCAAGGTCCAGATTCAGGTGGGCGGCACGACCGCCGGAACGCTGCAACTGTATTTCGGCACAAGCGCGTACAGCCGAGGTACCAGCAGGGCCATCTTCGATGGTGAGTTCGCGCCGTCCTCCACCTCCAAGCCGGGGGTCATCATGGACGGACCGTTCATCGCTGGCACCAACGGCGATGACCTGATGGTGACCGACTCAGCCGCCATCAACCCGCTGACCATCACCGTCTGGTACTACGTGGTCACCTGATGAAGGAGCGTCGCATGGCAGGCTCTTGTACTTGCACCCCCAGCACCGTCGATACCTCGCAGACGACAGTGAACGTGACGGTTTCCGCTACTGGCCTTGCCCCGAATACTGCGTACACCGTGACGTTGAAGCGGCAGGGCATCACGGGTGTGCTGGAGACGACGGAGATGACCGATAGCGAGGGGAAGGCATCCACCGGCTATTCAGTTGGCACCCCGCCTGGTCGGGCAACCGTCAAGTGGGTCGCGCAGGGCAGCCCGAGGGCCACCTGCGAGTTCACCGTCACCTGAGATGGCCTTCCCTGCGCTGGTCACTTCGTTTGTGGGGTCCACCACATCCAACGGGACGACCCACAACATCACCGTCGCATCGGGCATCATCAGCGGCCAATTACTGCTGGTCTTCGTGTCCGCCGATGGCGCTCCCGACATTACGACCTCGACCTCGGGCTGGACGAGGGATGGGGTAGCGCAGTCGTTCAACAGCGCGGTGGCACAAGCGAAGTTCTACAAGATCGCAGATGGGTCCGAGTCAGGTTCGACGCTCGCTATCACCACCAGCGCCAACGAGCGCATCAGTTGGGTGGGACTGGTGATACAGAGTTGGCAAGGATCAGCCCCCAACACGGGCTTCACCATCACAGGTGGTGGCTCCACCGGAACTGATGCCAACCCTGATCCGGCTTCGATCACGGGTGGATCAACAAATGACGATTATCTGTTCGTTGCCTGCTATTCGGTTGATAGCAACAAGACGACGAGTTCATATCCAACTGGCTACACCACCATCCAGTTGTCGCAGTCGGAGGGATCGACCAACGGCAGCGGCGTAGGAGTAGCCGCCAAGCAAATCACTGGTTCCAGCGTGGTCGATAACCCCGGCACCTACACCATCTCCGGCGCTGACGACTGGATGACCACGGCTGGCTGGATCAGGGGCGGCACCAGTGGTGATCCTCCCGCCGCAGCCGGGTATCCCTACGTCGGTGGTGGCTACTACCCCTCATAGCCGCGAGCGCCGCAATCCCATGCGGTGAGCAAGTCCTCAATCCCATGAGGTAGCCCATGGCCTGGTCTGCGAGCGTCCTCGGTACGCCGGTTCACGACACTGCTGGAGGCTCGACCTCCAGCATTTCTGTCACGACCTCGGCAAATCGTCTTCTGATTGCGTACCCCGGCTTCCGGGGTAACACGCTCAGTGGCGATCCGACCATGGGCGGCACGCTGGGCCTTACCTGGAGCGTCGTCAACTCCTCGTTCGCGGCAGGAGCCTACGTCGGAGCCTTCGTCGCCAAGACCGGCTCGGGTGGCACTGGCACCATCACCTGCGACGCCACCCCCGTCCAGGACATCGCGTCCACCGGCTTCGACCTGGTCATCATCGAGATTGACGGGGCTGACCTGTCAGGCACCGCTGCGGCAGCGGTGCGGCAGAGCAAGACCAACAACACCAGCAGCGTCACCTCACTGACGCTGACGTTCGACTCGGCCATCTTGACCGAGAACGCCACCTTTGTCGGCACCCAGGTCCGCATCAATGAGGCCCTGAATCCAGACACGGGCAACGGGTTCGTTGAACTCGATGATGGGACGTATACGGGTCCCACCAACGCCCAAGAGGCCCAGTGGCATACCAGCGGGTATACCGGGACCACCTGCGCGACCTCGTGGACGACCGCCGCCAACGTTCGCATGGTCGGCCTGGAGTTGACCGCCGCTGCGGCTGCCACGACCAACTACATGCTGCTGCTGGCGCTGACCTCGCAGGCGACCGCAGGCACCGCCGTTGACCGCACCACCACCGACGCGCCGACTACGTCGGACACCGTCACCCGCACAGGCGTCTTTACCCGCACCACCACCGACGCGCCGACGACCTCGGAGAGCCTGACCCGCACAGGTGGATTCAGTCGAGCCCTGACCCAGACGGTGACGGTCAGTGAGTCGCTGACCAGAACCGGAACATTTAGCCGTACGACGACTGATGCGCCGACGACCGCCGATGTGGCGACTCGGCAGGGTGGATTCAGCCGTGCCCTCACCCAGACGGTCACGCTGTCGGAGAGCCTGACCCGCACGGTGACCCTGTCTCGGGCAACGACCGAGGCAGTCACCCTCAGCGAAACAGCGACCCGGACAGGCGGATTCAGTCGCGCTGCCACCGAAGCAGTCACGGTCTCTGAGTCGGTCACCGCCGTCAAGGTCACCAACCGGACCGCCAGCGACGCCGTCACGCTCAGCGAGTCGGTCACCCGCACAGGAACGTTCAGCCGAGCCCTGACTCAGACGGTCACGACCTCAGAGACCGTGACCCGCCAGGGCGGGTTCAGCCGTGCCCTCACCCAGACGGTCACGCTGTCGGAGAGCCTGACCCGGACCGTCACCCTGACCCGCTCCCTCACCCAGACGGTCACGCTGTCGGAGTCGGTTACCCGCTCCGGCTCGTTCTCCAGAACCACCACGGAGGCTCCAACTACATCAGAGTCGGCTTCACGGGTTGCCTCGCTGGTGCGCTACGGCATCACACCCGGCACGACCACCACCGATACCTTCACCCGCTCCGTCACTGATGGTCTGGGCGGTGGCTGGTCGCTGGTGTCTGGCGATGCCACCGAAGTCGATGTCGATGGCTCGAAGGTCGTCGTCTCGGCGGGTGCCGGAACGATCTGGGAGATCGGCTCCGCGCTGGCCGACGCCGAGGCCACAGCCAAGATCACCTTCAACGACAACGGTGCTCCGGGCGGCTCGTCCCGGGTCTTCATCGGTCTGGGGGAATCGACCTATGACCGGAGGGCCGCGCTCAGCCCAAACTTCGGCGGGGACCTCAACCTCACCATCGCAAATGGGCCGAATATCAATCTGGGTCCCCACGGCGGCTTCCAGTACAACCTCAAAGTCCGCACCGACGGCGTCGTGGTTCGTGCCAAGGCGTGGCGAGTTGGGGACTCCGAGCCAGACTGGCTGGTCGAACACGCGGCCACATCGGCTACGGCAGCCACGGCCCGCCTCGCCCCGGGAGCCGATTTTGCCGCCCACTACGTCGATGACTACACGGTCACCGAACTCATCCGTTCGGAGCGGGTCACCACCAGTGACTCGGTCACCGCCATCAAGACCACCAACCGCACTACGACGGATGCGGTCACCACGTCGGAGTCGGTTACCCGCTCAGGGACGTTCTCCAGGATCGCCTCTGAGGCTCCAACCACATCGGACACGGCTACCCGCCAGGGCGGGTTCAGCCGTGCCCTCACCCAGACGGTCACGGTCAGTGAGTCGCTAACTCGCACCGTGGTCCTGAACCGGACCGCCAGCGAGGCAGTTTCCACCTCTGAGTCGCTCGCCCGGTCGGGAACGTTCAGCCGTTCCCTGACGCAGACGGTCACCGTCAGCGAGTCGGTTACTGCCGTCAAGTCGGCGGTACGGTCTGTCACACAGACCGTTACCACCTCGGAATCGGTCACTCGCCAGGGCGGGTTCAGCCGTGCTCTGACCGACGCGGTCACTGTCAGCGAGTCGTTGACCCGGACAGTCACCCTGAGCCGTGCGCTGACGCAGACCGTCACCCTCAGCGAGTCGGCTACCCGAACGGGGACGTTCAGTCGGACCACCACGGACGCTCCGACCACCAGTGATACGGCAACCCGGCAGGGAGTCTTCAACCGCTCTCTGACCGAGGCGGTGACGATGTCCGACTCCGCTGTGGCGGTCTCGGGCAAGCAGGCCAACACCTCTGAGACCGTCACCGTCTCGGAGTCGGTCACTCGGACAGGCACATTCAGCCGCACCACCACGGATGCGGTCACCGCTGCGGACAGCGCCACCCGCTCAGTGGCTCAGTCCCGCTCGACCTCCGAGTCGGTCACGCTCTCCGAGTCGGTCACCCGCACGGGATCGTTCACCCGAGCCACGTCGGATGCGCCGACCACCGTCGATATTGCGACCCGCACCGGCACATTCAGCCGCACCGGGTCTGATACCCCGACTACGTCGGATACGGCTACCCGCAACCTCACGGGTACAAGGACCGCCAGCGAGTCGGTCTCGACCTCAGATTCGGCTACCCGGTCCGGAACGTTCTCGCGCTCAGTCACCGATGCGGTCACTCTGTCGGATGTCGCGACGATCCAGATCGTCCATACCACGACATTCTCGCTCGACGCGGTCTTGCTGGCCACGCAGAGTCAGACCTTCGGGCTCGACGCCTACATCCAGATCATCCAGACCGGCTCGTTCGATCTGGACGCGGTCATCAAGGTCACCCAGTCGGGGTCGTACACCGCCGACGCGATCATCCTGGTCACCCAGAGCCAGACCTTCGGGATCGACGCCTACCTGTTCGCCACGGGCGTCACCCCGTTCTCGATTGACGCGGTTCTGTTCCAGACCCAGAACGCCACTTTCGGGATTGACGCCTACATCACGGTCGCGATTGAAGCGTCATTCACGGTTGATGCTGTACTTCAAGCACAGCAGAGTGCTACATTCTCGGCCAACGCCGTCGTACGGCGCACAGAAACAGCGGTATTTGGCCTCGACGCCATCATCCGCGCAGGCCGAATGGGCGGCTTCGACCTTGAAGCCATCCTTCGCACCCCGCAAATCGGCTCGTTCAGCGCCAATGCGGTAGTCCTCAAGACCCAATCGGTCTCCTTCTCGGTCGATGCTGTCATCGGCGCTGCCGGTGAGGCGGTATTCAGCCTCAACGCGGTCGTCAAGACCACCCAGACCGCCACCTTCGGCCTCGACGCCATCCTGTCGGTCGAGTTCATCACCTTCTCGGTCGATGCGGTTCTGCTGGCAACGCAGACCGATTCGTTCGGGGTCAGTGCCTGGATTTCACTGGTACACCCCGAGCAGATCGACGCGGACACCTCCGCCGCGCTGATTGGCTCGACCAGCGCGGCGGAGTTCATCGACTCCACCAGCACGGTCACCACCGGCTTCATCGGTTCGACCAGCAGCCTGGCTGCGATTGCAGCGACCACCAGCATGGAAGGCATCGACTCCATTCATGCCTTCCCGCGTGAGCGGTCATTCGGTATCAGCGCGTGGATTGAGGTGTAGGCATGACGGACCTCAAATTCGTCCAGGGCAACGACTCGCCCGACCTGGTCTCGGTCATCCATGCGCGACACGACTCGTCCAGCATCGTTGACCTGACCGATTGCACCGTTCGCTTCCAGATGCGGAAGTCGGACGACCGACGGTTCACCGTCAACAACGAAGCCGACATCGTGGATGCGGAGGCCGGATCGGTCCGCTACCAGTGGGGTCCCAACGACCTGGCTGTGCCGGGTGAGTACGAGATTCAGTGGGAAGTCACCTACCCGGATGCGCGCAAGCAGACCACCGCCGACACCGAGCCACTGACGGTCCGGCGGCTATGAACAAGCACTACGTCTCGATCCAAGACATCGAGCACGTGAAACTCCACGTCTGGGAACTCCAGCAATTGGTGGAAAAGATGGAGCAGGAATCCAACCCGGAGACCACCCGTCTACGCCACATTCTGGACCGCTTTCGCAAAGGCAACCCTGACGAGGACCGAGTGTGACCATCAGCCGCTCACTGCGGCGTGGAGGATTGATTGTCCAGGGTGTTATGGATCGGGGACGCCGCCGCCCATACCGGGTTCGCGCGGGTCACCCATGCAATCGGTGAGCGACTGGTCGGAATGGGTCACGACGTTCATGTCCTGGCTTCGCAATACACGGGGGACTACTGGCCCACCCCGTTGAAGTTGTACTACCCCAAGCGGCGCGACGGCGGCGATTACTACGGACGCACGCGCATGCTGGAGATGCTGGCCCTAGAGCCAGATGTGGTGGTGCTGCTGGGAGACCCCTGGGTCCACATCCAGTTGCTGTTCGAGAACCCATACGATCCGAAGCGGCTGCTTCTCCAGTACCGGCCTCTGATCGGCTACTCCCCCATCGACGGGATCAACACCCCGCCTGCCTGGAGCATCCTGGCCGAGGTCGAGAAACGGGTGGCCATGACCAAGTTCGGTCGCCAGGAGGCCATGCCGGAGGCTCCGGTCGTCTACCACGGCACTGAGGCCGAGACATTCCACCCGGTCAGCGAGGACTGGCCGCTCACCCTGTCCAACGGGGACACGGTCACCTCCAAGCGGGAGTGCAAGGAGAAGTTCGGATTCAACCCTGATGGGTTCCTGGTCCTGCGGGTCGATACCAACTCCGACCGCAAGGACTACCCATCCTCGTGGAAGGCGCTCACCCCGGTGTTGAAGCGCCACCGCGACATCCAGGTCCACTTCCACTGCGTCAAGGGCCACAGCAACGCCTCGGTCAACATGGAGGCGCTGACGGACCGCGATCCAGCGACCAAGGACCGCTATTTCTTCCCCGACCTGGTCACCCTCTCGCATGGGTGGCCCGAAGAGGACCTGGTGGGCCTCTATAACGCAGCCGATCTCTTCCTCTCCACCTCACGTGGAGAGGGGTTCGGGCTCACGCTGACCGAAGCGGCAGCGTGCGGCGTCCCAATCGTTGCGCAAAACGTCTCATCCATCCCCGAAGTCGTTGGTCCGGGAGCCCTGTTGGTCGAGCCACTGGCTCAGGTCACGGTTCCCTCCGGCCAGGACATGTGGTTGGCAGACGTAGACGCATTCAGTGAAGCCATCGAGACCCTGTATCTGGATGTTGACCGTTGTCAACGCCTCGGGGCATCGGGCAGAGAGCACGTCTCGAAGTTCACGTGGGACTTCGCAGCGGCTCGTTTCCATGAGTTCATACGGGAATTGCACCCGGACTGAACTGTCACATGCACACGCCGCTGGGAGGCATAAGCAATGGGCGACTCTCTGCCACAGGCCGAGTTCAAGATCGTCACCGGCATCCTCAAGGATTTCCCGGGCGACGACGGGCGCAAGCGGGTCAAGACCGTAGCGTCCAGCACCCTCGTTGACCGACAGGGCGACGAGATGACACAGAAGGCGATCCGCCAGATGGCTGCCACAGCCGTCGGCAAGACCGTCTTCCTCAATCACAAGTACATGGTCCCCGAAGATGTTTTCGGGTCCATCACCAAGGCTGACGTGGTGCAGCGTGGTGAGGTCTGGGACCTCGACTTCACGATTGACGTGGAGGACGAGAACCCTCGGGCCGCACGCACCCACAGCAGCATCCTGCGGGGTGTCCAGTTGGGCACTTCGGTAGGAGCCATCGTGAAGGATGCCTGGAAAGAGCGCGACCGCGTCGTCATTGATGACGTGGACCTGCTGGAGGCATCCATCGTCGGCATCCCGGCCAATCCCCGCTCATTCGTGCAGTACGCCGTGAAGGCCCTGCATGAGGCCGAAGAGGCTCTGGAAGCGGAGGAGGCCGAGGAGGCCGAGGTGGTGGAAAAGAGCGTGGACGAGCCACCGGCTGAGTCCACTGATAGTGACAACCAGGCCGAGGTTTCGACGGAGACCGAGACCCCGGCAGAAGCCCCCGAGGCTCAGGAAGGTGAGGAACCGGCCCCTGATTCCCAGGAAGGGGATGCTCCAGCCGAAGAGGCCACCAAGTCGATCTCTGCCACAACGACCCCCAAGGTCGATTGGAACAGGGTTGATGACGGTGACCTGGTCGGTGACGAGGCCAAGGCCCTGCTGTCCATGAAGCAGGCCGACTTCACGACCCTCCTCCGGATGGTCGAGTCCACGACCGGCGAGTTGGTCGAGACGAAGAAGGCGCTGTGGGATGCACAGAAGGGACAGGCCGAGGCGGAGCGCGAGCGCGACGAGGCGAATGCCAACGTCGAACTCGCCAAGCAGTTCGTCCAGAAGTTGAGCGAACTGCCTATCGGTCGTCGGGCGAGTCATGCCGCCGTTATCGGGGACTTCGAGGAGAAGTTCTCGGGCATCTACGACCCCGACTTCATCAAGATGCTGACCTCGGGAGAATCCTAAATGGGAGAGACCAACGAGGAACTCCGCCAGGCACTGAATAGCCTTGAGGCAATTCAGTCCTCGCTGGAGGACCTGAACAAGACTCCGAACACGGCCATTCCGACGAAGACCGCCGCCACGGAGTCCGTCAACGTCGCACAGCGCACCATGTCACAGGCTGACATGTTCGCGGTGCGTCAAGAACTCAAGAAGAAGAGCATGGCCGAACTGCACCAGATGTTCGCCATCCAGGCTTCCAAGCCGGACACGGGCGTTCCGTTTTCGGTCTGGGCGGCGACGGGTGGCAATCCGGTCACGTCGGCCATCGAGTCGAGCGAAATCCTCACCAAGGCGCTCGATTCCGGCTCTGGCTCAGCCCTGATCCGTCAGGACCTGGAGCCGATCATGTACGAACTGTTCGTCCGGGAGTTCCCGGCCTGGGATTCCTTCCCCAAGGAGCCCGCGAACGGCCTCGTTCACGCGTTCAACCAGTTGACTTCCTTCGGTGATGCGCAGTTCATGTCGGAACTGGGCACCGTCACGGACGACCAGAGCACCTACGAGCGCCAGACGACCAACGTGGCCATCCTGGCGACCCGGCGTGGGATTTCGCTCAAGGCGCAGTTCGCTGCGCTCCAGAGCGGCTCCGGCTTCAACCCGGAGAACCTGGAACTCCAGGGCGGGATGCGCGCCATTGCCCATCGGATGCAGAAGACCATCTTCCAGGGCAATGCCACGTACGCCGCAGGAACGTCGGCCACGGAGGAAGGCGCATACGACGCCAACTCCTTCGACGGGCTGCGCAAGATTCTCAACACCGCCCGTGCGGTGGATGTGGACCCGACCGCAGTCACTCCGGAGAACATGCGCCAGGCCATCGACTCCGCTCTGCTGGAGGCGATGAACAACGGTGGCACCGTCGAGTCCATCTGGCTCCGTCCGCAGGAGATGATGGCCTTCAACCACCAGCAGGATTCCAACGTTCGCTACATGAGCGACCTGGCGAATGCTGCGGCTGGCGTCAATCTCCAGCAGGTGAACACGATCTTCGGTTCGCTGGGCTTCAACGTGGTCCCGGGTGATTCCATCGGGGAGTACGACATCGCCAGCGACACGGTCGCGGACATCTACCTGCTCAACAACCGCACTGTCAGCATCCCGTACCTGGGTTCCCCAGGCCCGACGGTGCTCGACATCCCCATCGGGATCAGCGGTCAGTTGACGCACCTGTACATCGTGTTCGGGATGTGGGGCCTTGCCGTCAAGGCACCGATCTTCTCGAACAAGGTGAGGGTGATGCAGGAGTAAGGCAGCACTCCTGCCCTTTGGGGGCGGTTGGGACTGGCACCCATCCGCCCCCACCTCACCCGTCTGGAGGTAGCCCGTGTACGTCACACCCGAACGCTTCCGGACCATGGGCACAGGTGCAGACCTGTCAGGGATCGAGGAGTGGGAACTCCGCTCGCTGATGGAGTCTGCTTCCCGCACAGTGGACTCCTACTGTGCGGTGCCGATGCTGCCGCAACGGTTCTCCTTCAAGGGCGGGACCATGATTGACGAAGACCATGGTCTGGGGGATAGCCGTCGCATTCGGCTCCGCTCCCGCCCAATCCTGTCGGTCGAGAGCCTCAAGATATTCGCGACCAGCACCCAGTTCCTCGACGTGAATCCAGACCGCCTGTTTCTTGAGAACGAAGAGGGCTGGGTCGAGATTGTCGAGGCATCCCTGACCAGCATCGGTCTGTGGGGAGCCGCCATTTATCCGTCCATCGGGCTAGAGGAGTACGTCGTGCGAACGTCGTACACCTACGGCTGGCGCTTCCCGGTCACCGGGGAGTACCTGGAGCCGACCGATGGACAGACCTTCCGCGCCATCAATCAGTGGTGGACGACTGAGGACGACGTGGTCGTCTACCTGAACGGGGTGGAGTCGAACTCCGGCTTCACCATCGACCGCGACGAGGGCACGGTCATCTACCCGGGTCTGGACCTGAACGATGTGGTCACCGCTGACTACACCCACGTCCTCCCGTTCGAGATTCAGCAGGCGACCGCGCTGGTGGCCGCTACCTCCCTGGCTGAACGAGACCTGACCGCCAAGGGGATGGGCCAATTGGCCGAGATCAGGGTCGAAGAGGTGCAGTTGCGACGTGATGCGCGTAGGACCGGCACGGTGGTGGCATCTGAGGCGGTATCCGACGCCGCCCAGGCCCTCTTGGCGGGCTTCCGCTTCTTCTCGGTGGGGTAGCCATGACACTGGTCAGCAACTCCCAACTGACAGCCCTCCGCAAGGTGGCCGAACTGGGCATGCAGAGCACAGTGGTCATCACCAAGCAGACCTTCAATGACACCAACCCGTACTCGGACGACGAGGTCCTGGCCAGCGAGACGACCACTACCGTCAAGGGCTGGCTGCGCACCACCCCGGTAGGGGACATCGACAACATCAGCGGCATGCAGGCGGTGCTGTCGTCCTTCCGCCTGTTCGTCCCGGTCGGGACCGACATCGCCCCACGCGACAAGGTCAACGTGGACGGGATCGACTACACCGTGCAGGACGCCACCGTCGAGAACACCTGGAAGGTCCTGATCCGCTGCCAACTGGAGCGAATCGAATGATGCGCTGGGGGCCGAACCCGGGAGAGGGCTTCGGGAAGTCGTCGCCCTGGCCGAGGGTCGCGGTCTTTGACGCGGAGGCATGGAAGGCCGCTGTTATCGCCGCCGTCACCACCGGAGTCCGGGTGGCAGCCCAGAAGGCCGAGCAATCAGCCAAAGAAGACGCTCCGGTGCGGGACGTGTTCAGGCATGGCAACGCCTACCGCAAGCGAGGGCTGCGCAGGCGACCGCTGACCGGGGCCGAGAAGGCCAGTGAGCACGGCGTGTTCCTGACCCGCCAGATCATCGAGCGGTCGAACGCCACCATCTTCACGCGCGGCACGCGATTCCGGGCAGACCCCTATCTGCGACGGGCGGCTCCGCGCAAGCACCCCAACGCCTTCAATCCGGTGATCGGAGGCCGTATTCGCCAAGGTGGTCGAGAGGTCGAGCACGGGAAACTCCGGCTCTTCCCAGAGGCGGGTGACCCAGAGAACAAGACGCTCCACGCCCGAGGACGTTACGAACTGAGCGGCAAACGGGCGCTCACCAAGACCGGCAAGCGCATGAGCGCCCTCTATACCAGCAAGGCCGGGGGCACGGTGGCGACGACCACCCTGGGCGGCAGGCTGCGGGGTGAAATCCACGTCGAGGGGCCGATCCAGGCAGGCTCGATCATCGCGGCCAAGGTGGTCTCCCCGACCTATTACGCCAAGTACCAGGAGTTCGGGACCCGTCACAACCGGGCCACTCCCTATATGCGGCCTGCGGTCGCCAAATTGCGTATTTCCTACCGGAACGAGATCGTAAAAGCCCTCAACAGGCTGAACACCACGTCCGGATTGAGCAGGGGCAGTAGGGGTGGGATGTATCAATGACACTCACCACCACCGCTCCGATCAAGCGCGCCCTCGTGGCGACTCTGCGCGCCAATAACGCGCTCAGCACGGCAGACGATGACCCGGAGCACCGGGGTCTGTCGGGCTTCTTCGAGGGTCTAGCGCCCCGAAAGGTGAACTACCCATTCCTGTCATACAACCTGGTCGCTGCTCCCTACGAGTACGACTGGTCAGGGCTCATGCTCCCGACAGCGTTTGACGTATTCATCTTCTCGGACAACAGCGTTGAGGCCAATAACCTCGACGGGCTCGTGCTTCTCACACTCCAGGATGCCGACATCATGGACATCCTGAGCCCTGGGGAAACCGGGCAAACCACCCTTATCTGTCGCCGCATCGCGGATTTGTCGTCCGACGACACGGATGAAGAGGGGCACAAGATTTACCAGGTCGGGGGCACGTACTCGATCTGGACCCAACAGTCCCTTTAGGAGTAGGCGATGGTTGCCAACAGCGACGACAGACTCCACGGTAAAAATGGAGCCATTTACATCAACGGAGCCAAGGGTGGGGGCGGGACCAAGGTGGCCTCCAAGGCCGAATGGACCCTGAACCTCAACCGCGACTACGTTGATGCGACCGTGTTCGGAGACACGAACAAGGTCTATCTGGTGGGCCTCAAGGACGTTTCAGGGACCTACGCTGGTCTGCTCGACACGTCCGGCGACCTGCTCTTGAACGCGACGGACGAGGACACCGTGCAGGTCTACCTGTACGGCGACGACCGCGACACGTTCGAGGTGCTGATCGCGTCGGGTCCTGGCCTGTTCGATACCGCCATCAACGCCAGCAACACGGATGCCATCCGGGTCACCGGCAACTTCCGGGCGTCTGGTAACTGGACGGTCTTCGACGGGTCGTAATCCGTCTATTGTCGGGGGCGGGGGTTCGGCTCTCCCCCGCCCCATCATCCCTCTACTCCTGTGATTAGGAGAAGGACCTTTGTCAGGTTACGTATTGAAGTCGATGACCGGAATAGATGGCGAGGTCACCCTGCCGTCTATCGGTGCGCAACTCGGGACATTCCAAAAATGGTCGCTCAAGCGGCGTGAAGACGGACCCACCAGTAAGGGGTTTGTTCTTCACGCCGTTTTTGCGTACCCGCCCAACGATCTCCTGTGGAACCAGGAGTCATTTACCAAGCGGATCGTTCTCACGATCAAAAATCGCGAGAAGACCGTGTTCAAGCAGTACAGGGTTGAACCTTTCGAGGAAATGGTCTTGAAGGGACGCGCCCTCCAGTGCGAAGGAGTAGAACTGTGGCCCCTAGAGGAGTAGCAACCCACCCGTCCTCGCTCGATCCGACGTTCGCGGAGGTCGAGACGACTATCGGCGGTATCACCTACCGCCTCCGTGAACTGACCGCTGGCGAGTATGACGAATGTCTGACAATCTCCACGCGGGACGATGAAGAAGGCACCGTCGATATGGTGATGATGGCCAAGTTGATGTTGGTCAAGGGCCTGGTTGATCCGCCCCTCAAGGACCACCAGATCGCCAATCTGCCGTACAAGACGGTCCGCCAACTGCGCCAGGCCGTCACCAATCTGCACTGGGGCGATGACCAAGCCGAGGTCCAGGCCGAGGCGGATGAGGACGAGGAGAAGGCAGCCCCAAACCCCTAACCCCCACGCAGCACCTGTTCGTGGAACTGGGGCGGATGTTCAACCAGCCGCCATGGGTGTTTGAGAACGCCCCATTCCACTGGTACAGACCGCTGCGGCAGTGGATCGCCTGGTATGCCGACCATCAGCGTGAGCAGGCTGCGGCGATCCGCCGTGGGGAAGACATTGGGTCCTGGGACACCGAACGCTTCACAGGTGAGTACACCTGAGAGGAGGTGATGAGCCGTGCCGAATAGCACCGAGGTTGCTGGCATTCACGTCAGCATCAGCGCCGACATCGGGCGGCTCGACGCCTCCCTGGCGCGTGCTACCACGCTCCTCAACTCCTGGGCCAGTCGTGCCCGTTCCCGTCAGGTCACGGTCACCATCGAGGCCAAAAAGGGCAGTTCCTGGGACACCCTGGAGACCGACCTCCAGAACCTGGTCGGGCGGGTTGCCAAGAACAACAAGGTTCCCGTCGAACTCGATTTCTACGTTCCCGAAGCCCAAATCCACGGGCTCTACGCCAACCTGTACAAGACCATCCGGGAGCAGGTCGGCACCCGCCAGGTCCCGATTGGGCTCAAGGCGGCAGTAGGCGTCACCTGGTACTGGGAGGGCGAGCCGCCTCCATCAGGGATGTCGGTTCCGGTCGGACCGACGGGAGACGTGGGCGGCGGCGGCACCAAGCGGGGCACACGAGCACCGGGAGCCACGGGGGCTGCTGCCAAGGCTGAGCCGCCAGCCGAAACGGCTCCGGATAAGGCGGCGACCCGTCGCCGCTCTGCCCCCAAGCAGGCTGAGCCCGCCCCGACACCCCGTGAGCCGACCAAGTCCCCTTCACGCCAGCGCGGGAACGTCGGCAGCCAGCCACCCGAGGAAACACGCGGCAACATCGCCCAAGCCGGTACTGGCACCCCGCTGACCGCTGCCCAGCGTCAGGCCGAGGCTCGGATCGCCGCCAATACGGCTGCCGCTGGAGTGGGCGCTGTCTGGGAGACCACCACTCGTCAGACCATCCAGCGCATGTCCAAGCGGCTGGAGGGCATGCGCGCCCTCCCGGCCCCAGCAGCCGCCACCGCGTACGAGCGCGAGATGCGGGCTCCCAAGCCCGGAGCCCGACCGGAGCCGACTGGCAACATCCGCTACACCACCCCCGAGGGTGGCCTGGTTCAACTGCTGCGCTCCGTCCGACCGGGCACCTTCGCCGGTATCCGTCCGGTTGAGGGCCGTGTTACGCAGAGCCGACGGCCTGATTACGACGACCCACGCCGGGGCCTGGCCGACATGCGCAGCATGTCCTGGTTCAACCCAGAGGGTGGGTTCGATCCCGAGGTTCGCCGTCACAGCAAGGCCCTCTTCGATGAGGCCATGGCCAAGCGCGAGGACGAGGTCCTCAAGACCCTTGGCAACGTCATCGAGCAGCGTGAAGGAGAGACGGGCGAGGAATACAAGTCGCGGCTCATGCGCGACTGGACCTTCTCGTTCGCGGGTGGCCCACAACGCGCACGCAGTTCCAAGGCGGTCACCGGCATCGCCAAGGGCTTGCAGGCGCTGCCGAAGGAGGTCACTGACCTTGAACCGTTGCTGGAGAAGGGCGACTTCGGCAACTTCTTCGGGGACGTGGCCGGTATGGAGGGTGGCCAGCGAGGCGCTCTCCAGATGCGGGCCGAGGCCATGGGGCTCATCCGTGCGCGACGGGTCCTCCAGGCCGAGCAGGCCAAGGGTGTGGCGCTCACTGAGGGAGAACGCAAGGGAGCCCTGTCCAAGGGCACCCAGCGTGCCCGACGACTGCGCAGTGAGGGCGCGCTGCCGGAGCCGACCCGACCGGAAGAGGGCATCTACGTAGCCCTCAACTCCATGATCGGGCAGGGCTACGCCAAGCAGTTCTTCGCTGAGCAGGACCTGCGCCAGGCGCAGGCCACCGAGCAGGGCAAGCAGACCCGGATGGAAGCCTACCGGGGCGAGGCTGCCGCAGCCTATGAGGAGGAATTCGGCCAGCCTGCCACCGCCAACCCGTCTGAGTTCCAGCAGTTCTGGGCGACCTACAAGCCCACCAAGCGGGCTGCCCTCAAGAAGGGCACCCGCACAGGTGCCAATGTCGCTCTGTCTGAGCGCAACGTCGCGACCCGTGACATCACGGCTCTGCTGGACGAGTTGCGCCAGCGCCAGGATGAGGGCGAAGAGGGCCTCGAAGATCAGATCGAGGCATACCAGGAACAGATAGCCGACATGATGGCGGGGGACATCACCAGCGCGATCAAGGGTGATCGCCCGGTCCGTGCCCGTCCTTCGCAGGCCAGTCGGATCGCCCGCGCTGAGGGCCTGGTCTCAACCTCCAAGGCCAAGTTGGAGGGCCTCACCGACCCATCCAAGCGGGGGTACTACAAGAGCCAACTCAAGCGCAATCAGGAGGTGCTGGCCGCTGCCCGCAGGGGCACCACTGCGGAACGTGGCCTGACCGGCGAGCACAGGCGCGCCTCTGAGGAAATCAGGTCCAATATCGGCTTCTGCCAGTATTGCGGCGAGCCGTTCATCGGTAAGGAAACCGGGCACGCCGACCACGCCATCCCCCGCGTTCGAGGCGGTGGCTCAGAGAACTTGGCGGCTGCGTGCGCAGCGTGCAACCAGGCCAAGGGCGATCAGGGCTTCCTGGAGTGGCTGGCCGATCCCACCAGGAAGCCGATGGCCCAGGTGGACCCGATAGCAGCCAGGGCTGCTCAGGCTGGCCGACCTGGTCGGTCGTGGGACAAACTGCTTGATCTGGAAGGGCTCAAGGGCGACCGTCCGGGTGGGCCAAAGAAGGTTCCAGATGTCCGCGACATCGCAGAAACCCTGGGCCTTGGCCGTGGTGGGTTCAGCGGTGGTGGACGTACGGTCATGCCGCCTGGTTCTCGGACCAAGATGCTGGCGGCTGTCCGCAAATCCGAGGTCGAAAAGGTCTTCGCCCTCATCGGTGACCGCTACATAGACCAGGCGGGCCGGGTCCTTACCCATATCCGCAAGACCATCGAACTGGAGACGGACCCGGAGCGCACCACCGCCAGCCACTTCGAGTTGTCCAAGAAGGGCGTACAGCAACTCAGAGATCAGGGAAGCCGAGTCATCGGGATAGCCCATGGTGGCGTTGGACATGGGCTGAACCTCTCCGGTTTGGATGCGGCGACGCTGCGATCCCTGTCCACCGTTGACAAAAACATCCTGTCGGGTGTCATCGACCCCTCCACCAAGGAGGGCATGCGTTTCTTCGGCGTAGGTGCTGGAGGCCGGACCGGACGCCGCGCCATGAACTACGCCAAGGGCAACATCAACGTGGCCCCGGTCACGGCTCAGGCTGCCATGCCGGTGGACTGGGATACGCTCACCCCCGAGGCACGCCAGTACGCCATCCAGCAGTTGCAGGCGACCGGCCAGGCGCTGCCGCCACAGGTGCAGCAGTGGGTCAACGCGCAGGCCGCGCAGGCCGCAGCGGCTCCGCCCATTGGCACGGGAGCATTCCACGCCTTTGCGCCACGCGCAGCACGGCCATCCCCACCCTTTGCGCCACGCGCAGCGGCGATAGCGGCAGCGGGTGGATTGCCGCCTGGCTCAGCACCTCCGCCTGCGCAGCCCCCGCGCGGCATCAATCGGCTCGCCAACCTGACGCGTGGAGCAACTGCCATTCGGCAGGACCTCATCCGCATGGGTGTGCCGGATGAGGACCTCCGCAAGATTCAGGACCACTTCGTTGACCAAGACGAAGAGATGCTGGCCTTCGTCCGGGAACAGCAGAGCGAAGTCGCCAACCGACTCGCCTCGACCCCAGTTCGGGCGCTGTCTACCGCCATCGGTCAGTTCGTGGCTCAGCGGTTGGCCCGTGGTCCGGCTCAGGCTGCGGCCAGGCGCGTAACCGGCCTGGAGCGTCAGTTCAACATCGCCCGTGCCGCCGAGACGAAGTTCGGCCAGGAAGCAGCCCTGACCAGGCTCCAGGTCCAGCAGGAACGGCGTACAGGTATCTCCGCCAGAACCGGAGAGCCGCTGACTGCTGAGGACATGGAGGCGCGGCAACTGGAGTACCGCACCCAGCGTGAGCGGTATGCCAGCGCGCGACAACGAAGACTGGCATTCCAGGAGAGGCTGCCCGAGGCGGTAAAGGGCGTCGCGCCATTGGCAGTCCAGTTGGGGAACCTGGCAGCCCTGGCCCCGGCCATCATCGGTGGCGGCCTGCTGTTCCAGGCAGGCATGCAGTTGGCGCAGGTCGGTCTGGAGCAACTCGGCAAGGTCACGGGCGAAGCAGCCGACCAACTGACCGGCTTCTCGGCTACCACCAAGCGTGTCACCGAAGCGTTGGCCGAAGCCGCCATGCCCACGGGCGGAGTGAGCGGGGCGGTAGCCCAAGGGGCAGCGGCGGCTGGTCTGAACCTCACGCCCGAGCAGAGGCAAATCCTCGAAGGGCGGACCGGGGCGTTGGTGGCCGGACAGCGTGCCATCGAGCAGCGCGATCTGCTGCGGACCATCGGCGGCGTTCGTCCGGGACAAGCACCGTTCGACCGGGCGCTCATTGATACGACGGGTGGCTTCTTGGGGACTCCCATCATGGGGACCCCCTCGCTGACTGAGACCCTCGGCAATGAACTGTCGCGGCTCGGAACCGATGCGCGGGACGCGGCAGCCCTGCGTGCGGACCCGCTCCGGCTGTTGCAGCCCTTCACCGGCCCGACCGCTGCTGATCGGTTCCTCCGGGCACCAGAGATTCAGGCTGAACAGGCCAGTTACCTCAAGTCCATCAATGACGAGATCAAGCAGGGTGGCGGGACAGCCCGGGTCGAGGTAGGCACCGCCCCCGGCCTCTTTGATCTGGGCCCAGGAGCGCAGCAGGCCGCTGTCCTGAGAAGCATGGGCGGCGGGGCGGCGGAGTTGGGTCAGGCGGTCAGCGAAGGGGCCGTCATCTTCAAGGACGCGGCTGGAAAGATCATCACCGACTCCAAGCAACTGGAGCAGGTCATCCAGCAACTGGGCACAGGCTTCACGATGCCCAGCGCCCAGGAAGCCTTCGCTGGGATGCAAAAAGAAATCAACGTCGCGGTCATGGGCATCCAGCAGGGCTTCCAGAACGCGATAGAGCAGGATATTCCGGCCAACTTCTGGCGGTCGGTGGTCGGTAATCGACCGTTGGCATTCGGGACGGGCCTGATCGGACCCGGCTCCGCGCAAGCCGCCACCGCCTTTGGTGCGCAGGCTGGAGCCTTGCAACTGGGTCAGGAGCAGCGGTTCCTCCAGAACCAGCAGACCGTATTGGCCATGCCTGGTGTGGATCAGGCTCAGGTGCAGCAACTCCAGGGCATCGGTGAGGAGATACGGAACGTTCAGGCCGACCTGTCCAGTCGGCAGGCGTTGCTGAATCTCCAGGCGTACAACCAGCAGTTGACGGTCGCTGAGCGCACCCTGTCCGACATCCGGGGCATCAATGACCAGACGTTGGCACAGGGTGCCAGCCAGGTCGGCCTGATGGAGCGCGAGAACCTGGAACTGGACCGCCAGAACACAGCCCTGAGCCGCCAAATCCAGGCTCGGGGCCTGCTGATGGCCCAGCGCAACATCAACTTCTCGCTGGCCGTGGCTGGCTTCTCGCTGGCCGGTGAGACAGGCGCGGAGCGCGCTGCTCGCCGTCGCCAGGCCGAGTTGGAGGCCCGCTTCGCTCAGCGCGACCTGAATGCCCAGAACCAAATCTTCCAGAACCAGGGTGTTCAGGTCGGCAATCAGATTCAGATCGTGGACCAGCAGAATCTGCGCGCTCTGAAAGACGCCATCTTCCAAGTTCGGCAGTTGAAGGCGGAGCGCGACTTCGAGCAGTACACCAAGGCCGCGACCGACTACCTCGGCTTCCTCCAGAACGAGGCGGGCTGGCTCCAGGCCCAGGTGGACGAGCAGATCAGCCGTGCCCAGCAGCAGCGCAACTTGGGCCAGCAGGTTACCCGTGACATCGCGCTCCAGACCGGCCAAATCCTGACTGGCGTCGCGGACCAGGTGGAAAAGACCTTCCGCAGCGCACGCATCGACTACCAGCGCTTCCTGGGCGACGTGTTCCCCAACGTGGCACTGCCGGACATTCCGAGCCTCTCCGGTCGGGAGGACGACGCCAACCCCAAGACGCGAGGAGGCGTTTATCAGGCCACTGGCTCGCTGGGCTCCTACAGCACGCCGACCACCATGACCTTCGGTGAGGCTGGCTCAGAGACAGTCGCCATTCTGCGCAACGCCCGCACCAAGACCATGAACTGGGGCGGAGGCGGCGGGCCGTCCTACTTCCAGTTCACGCTCAGCATGGGCCAGGTCACCGTGCGTGACGATGAAGACATCAACCGCATCGCCCGCGCGGTTGAGCAGGTAATGACCCAGAAGGCGGGCCTGCTGGGGATGATGCGTGACCGATGAAGTCACTGTTGAAATCCGATATGACGGGGATGACATCACCCCGTACGTCATGTTCTCGGAGGCCCGCTTCACCAGTCGAGCGAATGGGCAGACAGGTGAGTGCTCCATCCCGCTGCGCGATGCCTTCCAGGTGCTCCAGTTCGTACCGGGCCGGACCCTGGAGTTGTACCTCAACGGCAGCCGTGAGTGGGATGGGTTCCTCACCAACCACAAGTACGCCTTCTTCTTCGAGGGGCACACCGCCAACTGCTACCCCTGTACCCACCTCACCCCTCGCAAACTGATCCTGGAGGGCCTGGACCGCAACGTCTATCTCCAGAACCGGACCCTGTTTGACCCAGGTGACCCGACTGGGGAGTCAGACCGCATCTTCCCGGCAGGCACCACCGACGAAGAGGTCATCACCACCGTGCTGGATCAGTACGGGACCACCTTCACGGGCATCAACTACACCACCAAGGTCGAGACTGTCGCCTCGCCCGACTCGTTCCAGGAATTTGACGTGCCCGTTCAGGCGGTCCCGGTGCAAGACATGCTGTGGGTGGTACAGCGTGGCACTGGGGCCGTCTTTTACATTGATCCGGACCGCTTCCTGGTCTACACCGACGTAAACACCGAGAACGCCGCCTACCGCATCTCCGACCACCCGACCGGGGCCGAGGTCGGCTGTCGGGATATGACCGTCCTCAAGGACGGCAGCGAACTGGTGAATGACGCCATCATCTGGGGCGCGGGGATGGGCAGCCCTGAGATGGTCTACGCCCGTGTCCAGGATTCAGCCTCGATCACTGCCCACGGACGTTGGCAGTACACCGGCAACAACTTCCGCAGCAACATCTGGAAGCAGGAGTCGGCCAACCGCATCGCCAACACCATCATCTACGGCTCGCCCTCGAACAAGCGCGGCCACAAGGACGACCGAGTGACTGTGCTGTGCACCGTCTTCAAGCCGGGGCTGCGAGTGGCCGACAAGGTGCTGGTCAGCAGCGATGTCCACAACTACAGCGACGTGGTCCCGATTCGGGAAATGACCATCACCTTCCCGACCCAGACCCACGCCAAGTACGAACTGCGCCTGAGCCACGAGATCGACCCACCATGGATGACGTTCGATCCGTTCATTCCGGGCGAGGACGACCAGGGGCCGGAGTGCCCGAACTACGACTGCAACGTCTTCGTTCACGACTACGATCCCAATATCGTTATCGGGGGCGGCTCGAATCAGCCCACCCCGCCGACCGGGTTGAAGGGACCGCACCGCACTTACATCGGTGATCGGCAGTGGTTTGTCTCGGTTGAGGCAGGGCTCAACCTGTGGAACTGGGTCGATGACGTGCCTGGTGGGGCGGCGGGCCGCTATGGCGAGAGCACCCGCGCCGAGAAGGTGACCACCATCCCAGGTGCGACTTCCAACATCTCGACCGGCTACGAGGTCTGGTATCTCGACTCCAACCAGTACAGCGGGATCGTCGGCCCGTTCATCCCCAGCCGCATCATCCACTCGGGGCCGATTGCCTGGAGTTGGTTCAACGACTACCGCCTGTATCGGGCTCCAGTCACCAATACCGTCGCTCCAGGGTTCGGCTTCTACCTGCGTATCACCGGGTCGGTGACGCTGACCGGCACGGAGGGTGGGCGACTGTGGGCCGGTGTCAGCCGTCCGGTGGATACGCCGGTCGAGCAGCACAAGGTCACCCTGAGCCGCCTACATGGCCCAGGACAGCGTGAAGACGACTATTTCGTCCTACGCTCCGTCCACCCCATTGGAGACGGTGCGCTGGCGTCTGGTGAGACGGTAGGGGTGGATGTAACGCTGTCCTCGATCCAGGAGGGCGAGTATTTCTACCTGTCGCTGGATATTGACGAGCAGAACTTCGACCGCCCGATTGCCAATGAGGTCCGGGCGGTAGCCAGTCTGACGCTCACCTACCACCCCATGAAGCCCGCAGGCTTCTGGGTGCCAAGGGCAACGCCGGAGATGCCGTGCTGGGAGGTTCCCATCTGTGGGCGGGCGTGTGCGACGGCCTTCCACTACTTCGGCACCGAGTACCGCCTGCCAATTGCCTACATCGTGGGCAGCACCAAGGTCACCATCGACGGCATCAACCAGGTGCTGGGCGAGGACTACAACGAGACCGATCCGATGGCGGGCATCATCGACCTGACCACGGAGACGGATAGCGAGGTGTACGTCTGCTGGGATGGGATCGGAATTCCGGCCCTCAGCCCACTGCCAGACACCTCCACGGCTCTGTTCATCCGCCCGGTCAGTGGACCCATCTCGGGTTCTTTCGGCGCACAGGACAGCGGGTGGCCGTCAGCGGTCTGGCACGGGACGTATTACCCCCACTTCCACAACGGGGTGGATTTCAGCGTGGTCGAGGGAACGCCGGTCTATGCCGCTGCCTCCGGCCAGGTGGTGTGGGAGTCCCAGTTCGCGGGTGGCGACATGATCCACATCTATCACTCCAATGGCATGCGCACCACCTACGCCCACCTGTCGAGTCGGCTGGTGGCGAATGGGTCGAGCGTGACACAGGGCGACCTGATCGCCCTGTCAGGAGCCACAGGTGATGTGACCGGGCCGCATCTGCACTGGGGCCTGGTCTACGCTGGCTCGCCGGAAGACCCGCTGCCGTACACCGTATCCACTTCAATCGTCCCGATCCCGAGGACTGCCGCCTAATGCCTGTTCCAGCCGATGTCCAAATCGAATACGACGGCACCGACATCACCGACCACGTCCTGTACTCCTCGGCCCGCTTCGAGGCCCAGGCCAGCGGTGGGGTGGGTACGTTCTCGTTCGGGATTCGTGACATTGCGCAGGAGATGTCCTTCGTCACCGGCAAGGAGATCGTGCTGACCCTCGACAACAAGCGCTACTACGCGGGCTACCTGATGCAAAACGGTGCCACCTTTGCCTTCCCGGCAGTGGACACCACCAGCGTAGCGGCGGTCACTACCCGCCAGTTCATGCTCCAGGGCGTCAACTACAACGTCCTGTTCGACCGCCTGATCTCGTACAACCACGACGACATCCTGTCGGCGCTGGATGAAGCCTCAGCCTCGACCAGCGTGGGTGAACTGGTGCGGACGCTGGCCTCCGACCACGTCGATGTGCCGGGGGCCTTCAACGTCACCGACCAGGTGGACAACATCGGCCCGGTCCTGCCTAACGACACGGGTGAGACCTTCGACTGGCTGACACCGGGTGCCTCCTTCCGAGACCAAATGCGGGAGGTCACCAAGTTCTACGGGGCGATCTACTACTTCTCCGCCAGCAAGCGCCTGCACCTGCATGCCCCCGAAAACGTGTACAGCCGCTGGGGATTCAGTGACCGCCCCAACAACCGGGGCGTGGCCTCCGCCGCCACCACCTTCACCGGGGCCACCTACGGCTTCCGCGAGATGGAGACCAGCCAGGACATCACCGATATGGCCAACGATGCGCTGGTCTGGGGCGGAAACGTGTTCGAGGCGGAAACCACGCCCAGCACCCCCAGCGGCATCGTCTTCGCTCGTCGCCAGGACTCTGACTCCATCGCCACCCATGGCCGCTGGCAGGTCGGGGAGAACCAGATTGGGCAGTTGAAGAGCCAGGCTGAGGTCAACGCCCGGGCGGGGGCCATCGTGTTCGGTGGCATCGAGAACACCACGGGGGCCGATCCGAACGGACTGATCCGGCAGCGCACCCGCCCCAACTGGACGGTGCGACTGGCGTGGTACGCCCACGATGTGCCGGTTCTCCAGCCCGCAGGCACCACCAAGGATCATCTGACCCCTGGCGACATCGTCACCATCGTCCTCTACGTCCATGGCAACGGCCTGGCCCACCCCCTGATCCTGACCCTGCCGCTGCGGCGGGTGACCATCACCTTTCCCACCTTGCCCTCCAATACGGACGGCGAGATGAAGACCTACGTGCGCTTCGATGGCGAGTTCGGTCTGTCGCTGAGCGACCCGTTCTCGCTGTGGGAGGCGATCCTCAACCAGCGCAAGGCGATCCGCCGCACGGTGGCCAACACCGGCACGCCAGATACGACAGGTGGCAGCGGTGCGCTGTGGGGTGGAACCCCGGACGAGACCCCTAATGGCACCCGCACCACCTTCCAACTCTCGTCGGATGGGAACCCGATCCAGTACGCGGCCACTACCAGCAACGTATATGTCAACGGGTTGCTGCTGCGACAGGGGGCGGACTACCTGGAGCGTCCCTCGCTGGGCCAGATCATCTTCACCTCTGCCCCGCCCACCGGGGCCACCATCCAGGTTCAGGTCCGATTGGCAGGGTGAGCCATGGGATACTGGCAGCACGACCGGACCTACGATCACCGAGGAACCGAAGACTGCACCACCGTGGTGCTCTCAGCCGATATTGGGCGGTACGCAGCCGGAACCCTGCTGTGTGATGTCCTCGAAGACCTGATCCGGCGCGTATCGAACCTCCAGACCGACTACACCCACGGCTTCCACACCGCTGGGCTGAATGCGTTTCTGGCTCCCTATTCGCCTGGCACCTTGGGCGGCTCGCTGCTCGGGGTGTACGGGCTCGACGCGGTCGTCGCAGCGACCACCACGCCCACCTTCGGCATCGACGCTGAGATCGAAGCCTATTCGGCCACCGAAACCGTGGACTTCGGTATCTGGGCCTACATCCAGGAGTTGGAGGCGGACGGCGTCACCACTCTGGCCGCTGATATTGACGACACCCAGACCGTCATCACCGTTACCTCGGCGGCTGGGTTCCCGACTGGCGGGGACTACGCCATCCAGATCGACGGTGAAACGATGCTGGTGGTGGGTGGCCAAGGGACGACGACCTGGACGGTGATCCGTGGCGACAACGCCACCGCCCATGTCGCAGGCACCGTGGTCGTGACCTGCTGAAAGGACGGAGATGCCTCTAAAGCACGCCTTCACCTCTTCCGTGTCTGATGGCGGCGATGCCACGCTGGTACGCCCCTCCAATTGGAACGCGAACCACACGATCACCTCCAGTTTGGCGCTGGGCGACATTCCCCCCGCCAGCCCGGGTACGTATGACGAGGAGTGGGAGGGGACCGCAGACACACTGCCCTCTGGGTGGGCCTGGACAAGCGCTCCCTCGGGGTCCGACACCTGGAACCTAAACAGTCGCTGGCCGTCGCTCCTCACCGTTGAGGGCAGCGCCAATACCAACTGGACGCTGACCCGCACCAGTTTTAGCGCCGCCCAGACCTTCGGGCTGTGGTGCAAGGTCCATGTCGGGCTCTTTACCGCCGCCGACGGCACCAACATCCGCATGTACGCCTCCAACAGCGGATCGACCGAGCGACGCGGACTGAACTATCGAGGTACTGGCAACCATGCCTCGGGGGTCCGCGCGCTGCGCATCATCAGCAGTGTGGAGTCGGTGTGGAGCACAGAAATCACCGGCATGGTGGCGGGCGGGGCCACCATGTACATGGGCATGACCCGCGACGGATCGAGCAACTGGCTGGCCTGGTGGTCACGTGATGGGATCAGTTGGGATGCGCTGGGAGCCTCGCAGTCTCACACGATCACGGTGGATCGCATCGTCTGCACCTTCCAGACCGTCGCCACCCCCGGCCTGCTGGGATTCGACTGGATTCGCTACCGCACCGATAACGCCTTTCCGCGTCCGTAGAAAGCGAGGGCTGACGGATGGCCTCAGCCTTCCAGAACGATGCGTTCCAGAACGATGCGTTCCAGACCGGAACCAACGTCACCACCACCGACTCGGTTACCACCAGCGAGTCGGTGGTGCGCTCAGGGACGTTCTCGCGGACCACCTCTGATGCCCCGACCGTCAGTGAATCGGTCACCCGTAGCGTCGCGACCTCACGGACGACCAGCGACACCGTCACCCTGTCTGACTCTGCCGATGCAGTCGTCGTGGCGGGAACCGACTACACCGACGACATCTCCGACACGGTCACCACCAGTGACACCGCCACCCGGGTCATCGCAGCGACCAGGACCGTCACCGCCACTGTCACCCTGTCCGAATCTGCGGCTCCTTACGTTCCGCAGACCTGGACCCTCGTCCTAGAGGCGGTCATCGTTGATGCCGCCCCCGCCTTTACTGGCTCGTTCGGGCTGGACGCCTATCTGATCGGCAGTTTGGGCGACCACAGCCGCCCGGATGACCATTACGGCACCCAGGACGACACCACCATCACCCTGGCCGAGGACCTCGGTCGATTTGCAGCCGGGAACCTACTGTCTGACGTGCTGGCTGCCCTGTATGCCGATGCTGAGGGCCTCCAGACCGCGCCCCAGGGGCGGTTCAGCCTGAGCGCCTTTATCAGGCTGTACTTCAAGATCGACGCCGTTATCAAGGGCTCCGGGTCCGGATCATTCGGTATTGATGCGTGGTTTGCGAGGGCCGGATCGTTCTCGATCAACGCTCTGTTCAAGCAGGCGTATGGGGAGTTCATCACCATGGACGCCTACATCACCTCGCCGTATCGCAACGTGGTGATGTCCCCCATCGGGGCCACGGCGACCTACACCGCCATCTCCAGCCGCACGGCCTCGACCACGCCGGACAAGGCTGCCAACAGCATCGTGTTCTACGACGGCTTCGGGGACGCCTGGGAGAAGGCGGTAGGTGGCTGGGTGACCGGCGACTGGTGGCAGGTGGCCTGGAATGCACCCCAGACCCTGACCCGCGTGATCCTGTATGGAGCCCGTCAGAGTGATGGGACTCCGCTCAGCGGCGGCGTCTTTGGGACGAGCGGCAGGCTGGTGTTCAGCGACGGCTCGACCGTGAACTGGAGCGGGTGGTCGAACAACCAGAACCCGCTCACCATCGACTTCTCCTCGCGCACCGTGTCCTCGATGCGGGTTATCAGCGATGTGGGGGGTGGCAGTCGCCCATCGCTGGCCGAGGTTGAGGCGTTCGACATGGATGTGTCCTGATGGCGGCGGTCCGCTTCTCCATCCCCTATGACCACATCCCCGACATCAGCCCTGCCTTCGATTCCTCCTGGGAGCAGACGGCTGATGCCATGCGGCTGTCGATCTACCCGTATCGCACCGCCTCGCCCCAGGGGGACTTCAACCCAGCCTCCACCGAGACCTCTTCGTCGGGGTCGTTCGATGTGCTGCTGGCGCAATTCATCAGCGAGCCGCTGCCCGCTCAGACCCTGTCAGGCACGGTCCAGGGCGTCATCCTGGCTTTCGAGGACAACGCGGCTGCCGACTTCCGCTCCCAGATGGTCATTCGGGTGGTCAGCGGGGACGGCACCACCTTCCGGGGTACGGCCCTCGCCTCCAACACGACCTCACTGAGCAACGAGTGGCCGACCGGCTCGCTCGGCAAGCGCTTCTTCCCCAAGGGAGCCAGCAGCCCAGTCTCGCTCTCCTCGGTGTCGGTCCAGAACGGTGATCGGCTGGTCATCGAGGTCGGCTACCGGGCGCATAACACCAGCACCACCGCGCGACAGGGGGTGCTGGGCATCGGGGACGAGGACGCTGCGGACCACACTGCCAGTGAGACCGGCGGCGTCGGGAACGACTGGATCGAGTTCAGTTCCCTCGACCTGGACAACCTGTTTGAGTTTTCCAACAGCATCGCGACCGCTCCCAATGCGATGCCCAACAGCGGCGAGACCATCGTCGTCCATAACCTCAACACCTGGAGCACGTTCACCACCGAGGCTGACGATCCGACCGAGATCGACACCGACGAGAGCGGTGGAGGTCTGGCTTTCACTGGCTGGGTGAAGTTGGTCTGCTCTGCCGACTGCAAGATCAGGTATCGGTCCAAGGGCACCTCCATCGCCAGCGGCCAGGTCGTATACGTCTATGACGAGGTTCCCACCGCTTCCAGCGTCCACATCTCTCGGTACGGCTCTGCCGAGGGCATGTTCTCCGACAACGCTGGCCCGACCGTCTTCGATGCCGTCAACGGGGAGACCTACTACGTCTGCGTGGCCCCCTATGACGGGGCGTTCTGGGACAGCACCGAGGACGACCATGTCCAACTGGAGATCGTCGCAGAGGACCTGTTCCCGGACATCGTTGATGACATTGCCGATGCCACCACCGACTACTTCCCTGCCGCGATGGGCGATGAAGAGACGGCGAGGACCCTGACCTTCTGGGCCTATACGGCTGAGGCTGACGATCCGACCGAGATCGACTCCTGGAATGGGGGGTTCCCATACACCAATACCGGCTGGTTGAAGATCGTGGTCCCCACCGATGCCTCGGTGTCGTTCACCCTCGATCCGCCGCCCGCCACTCAGGCCGAGACCGCCTACAACATCTGGCTGTATGACGAGGTCCCCGACTCGGCCAGTGTGGCCATCGCCTTCTCAGATGGGGATGACCCGACCTACTTCTGGGGCTACCTGCCAGAGCAGCAACTGACGGCAGGCACCTACTACCTCGGCGTGGCCCACTACGCGCCGTACGAGACCGGCGCGGTCCAGGTCCGGATACGGTGGGAGTTCGCTCCTGTCGTTGACGACTTCTCGATGGATGCGGTCCTCAAGAAGACGATGGCGTTCCCCCATCTGCCGGGGAACACCGCCACCATCCGTGACGTATCCACCGCCTTTGTGAACGCGGACACTTCTCTCACCCTGCCCGTCCC